AGATTTTTTCCTGCAATACCTGCTTAATGTCCCCGCTAGATCGATGAGTAATAGTAACTTCGGACTTCTCTGTAAAAGCACCTACATCACTCATCTTTCCAAAAAGCTCTAGGGCACGTAATTCTATTTTGCTATCCCCGCAATCGGAAATTTCCAAAAGCTTATTCATGATATAGGTGCGAGCTTGGGTCGCGTCGAGTACAACTCGCTTGTCATACTCATTAAGGAGGGCCCCTAACTTAAGAGCTACGTTACCTTGATATAGATCTGGGGGGTTTACTGAAGATGCTGGTTGGTTTGGTTTGCGCTTCTTATCTACTTGCGTGAATAATTTACGCGCTGCTTCCTCATCTTCTTCCGTCATTTCAAACGGCATACCTAATTCAAACATTAGCGACGCGGTGTCGGCAGCGACACGGGCATTTCCTTGCAGAGAATCTGCAACTTCATCTTGGAAGTTTTTTGGTAGCGGGTGGTCCGCTGTTGGCGTAATGTTCATAGGAGGAAAAAGGGCACTCCGGTTGTTTGGTTGTTGGTGACGGGGTGGGTTCAGGCTTACAAACAAGTCCATCCCTACGGTTCCCTGTTACATCAGGTGGCCTCGCTCACCAACGGACCCGAATATATCACACAAAAAAAGGGCCCCCAGTTACGGGGGCCAAGGAGGGAGTATGACAAATACAAAACAACCGCTCTTGAACGGTGTTTGAATTATATATGGGGGTGGGGTGTTTTGCAACTGGGACTCCTACCCGGGGGGTATTTGCATAATAAGATGAATGATAAATGTTGAATAAATTTAGAGGGGGGAGGGGGGTATTTGAATGAAAAGGTGGTGGATACGGGGGGTATTTTCAAACTGCGGGATCGTTTGTGCAACACACGGTGTAGCTGGCGCCCGAGGGACCCATTTGGAATTTAGGGGGGCGGGGGTGACCAGCGTGACCTGTGACCGTTCTCTACGGGTCTGGGGGAAAAACAAAAAAGCCGCGCTGGTTAGGCGCGGCCGTAAGAGATATATAAGCGGCCTCGCGGCCGCGCTGGTTAAGATATATCGTAGTTGATATCGAAGCCGCCAGACAGACAATCAAGTGCCGCCTGTAATTGTTCGAGGTCTGTACATTTGCCCACGGCCTCGCGTACCTCGGCGCGTAATGCTTTTAGTTCTTCACCAAATGCTTTGTTCTCCTCGCTGGTCTTAACCTTGAGCACTGTCTCTAATTCTTTTAGCTCCTTCTTAAGATCTACAACCACGCCGTCGTCGCGCTGTACCTTAGTGGTCTTACCTTGCTTTACGGCCTCAGCGATCGCGCTGTAGTTCTTTGCTATTTGTTCTTTGATAGTGTGAGCGGCTTTGTCGGCGTGTTTTGCCAGTACTTCGGCGGCCTTTGCTTCTCGTGCCGTAGCTTTCGCTGTAGCGGCCTTGCTGGTGCTCTTCGGTTTGGTCAACCCAAATAATTCGTTTAGAGTACTGGCAAACCTACCCCATGCTGTATCGGCCGCGCCGCCAGTGTTGTCTGGGTTGTTGTGCATGTAGCCGTCTTTCCACTGCACAGAATATTCTGTCCACTGGTCAAATGATGGATCAGTGCCCAGCGTCTTTGCGGCGTCTGACGCGATCGCTACGGCCTCGAGCCTATTTGCTGAGTATCGGCCGCCTTGCTCATATGCTTCTGTGCGGCGATCGTGACTAAGTGCGTGCACTACTTGTGCCACTGGTGTTTTGTCTGTCATAGCATTTTCTCCTTTAGGTTTGCTATTCCCACTAGAGGCCTATCCCCTAGCGAGGCCGCAAGTATGCTTGTGTAACCTTACACGAACCTTACAAACCAGAAGATTTTGAAAATATATTTTGGAGACATGTTGTCACCCAGTAAGCATGTCTGGGGTAGGGAACGGTCATTGCAACGCGGTAGCCAAAAAAATTGGGAGGGTTTCCCCTCCCGTTTTGTTTCGATCTTACTGAATCGTCACTTCATAGTTCGACTCATCGAGAATACTGGTCGCGGTCTCCAGTAATTCTAGATCGGTGCATTTCTTAGCCAGTTCGATCAAGGCAGATCGCGCAGATTTAAGTTCTTCTTTAACTCCGCTTTCTTCCGCTTTGGTTCGCGCTTTTAGAATCGTCTCCAGTTCTTTTAGCGTTGCTAATTTCTTGGTGGGATTCTTGGCTTGCAGTTCATACGCTTGGCGCAGATTCTCGGTGATTTGGTGCGTTGGTATGGATTCATATTTGCGTTCCAGTTCTTCCGCTTTCTTAGCCCTCTCAGTGGCTTTCTTGATCGATGCCTGCGTTTGTGCTTTTGGTATCGTGAAACCATAATCTGCTACCAGTCGATCTGCAAAGCGTTTGAATGCCAAATCCGATGCGTTGCCCTTGGTCTGCGGTTTTGCTGTTATATATCCGTTCACCCAGTCGGTGCGCTTGGCGATCCAGTCGGTGTAGGTCGGCTCGGTTCCAAGATCACGAGCAAACATCTCCAAGGATTCTTTCGCGTCAATTTCTGACTTTGCGAACATTGCACCTGACTTTGATGCTTGATTTGGAATGGCTTGCGCTACGATAGTTTTTTCCATTTGATTTCTCCAGTAGGAAAGTTAATCCAAGAAAGCCCTCTTTCTTGGTATCCTGATACTAAACCCCTATGCTTACGGGAAACTTACAAAACCCACTGGTTTTAAAATGTTTAATAGGGAGACATAATTCCACTTTGGAAGTTTGTCGGGGCTAGGGATCGGTCATTGCAACGGGGTAGCCCTTTGTTCGCGCATTGTTCTGCCCTTTTGTTCTATTGTTCTGTGGTGCCAAAAAACAACGGAACAATACAAGTCGTTGATATATAAGGCTTTTTTGCCTATTGTTCTATTGTTCTATTGTTCTGTCGAAAAAAGCAGTTTTGAAAATTTGCAGTTCGAACGCACTCCCCAGCAAGTGTAATACTATTGTATATTCAATTTTCCCCCTATATATATTTTTAAAGAACAATAGAACAATAGAACAATACAACAACAATACAACACAACATCTATATAAATCAACAACTTACAGCACATTTCGAATGTTCTACTTTAAAAAAAGGGTTACAGAACATTAGGTACATTAGGTACAATAGGAACTATAGGATTAAAAAACAAACGCAGATGAAGGGACAAACCTCCCTTTCACAGTACAAACACTTGACATTGTATAGTTATTCTGTTATAATGTGGCTCTGCCACACGGCAGGGGAACTGCTATGGGCGAACGGGTCGCCCTCAGTTCAGCGACATTCTTACAACTTGTCAGTTTGTCTTTTATGGAGGTTCTATGCAAATTCGTTCTGCTAATTCATCGTCATCAAGTGCAACCCAAGCACGCAATCCAGTAATCATTGCTTTCGACCGCAACTGGCGGGAACTCTACCGCGAAGAACTGCGGTTGATCGACGGCATGGCATACGGCGTGCGTGAGGACTATGAGTCTGGCTATCGTGGTATCAAATTGAATTGGGCAACGGGCAACCCAGCCAACGGCGTCAAGGTTTATGCTTGGTCTACGCCAAGCGTCTAAGAAAGGAATCAATATGCGGTGTATTAAATGCCTGACTAATGGTGTAGGTCGCAAGCGTGCGTCTTATGGTCACTTGATATGCAAGCCATGTGGTGACGAGCAAGCCCTGAAAGATCGCGCCAAGTGGACTGTGGTGCAAGAGTATGGAAAGGGTTGCTATCAATTCGTAACCTCGCAGTCTGCACCGACTGCGCTGAAAAATACAAATCAGAAATCAACGCGGGGTGAGTTATGACTATGGTTTATTTGGTTTGGGAGAGCGACGGAGAAGAAAGTTGTCTTGATGCTATCTTTTACAACAAGACAAGTGCAGAGAGTGCCATACGCGCACTAAAAGAGCAAGACGCAAAAGGCGGTCGGGAGAACGCCTATCACTATTGGATACAAGAAAAGGAAGTCACATGACATGGGCGCAGACTGTCTGCTTTGTGGTGTTTTTATATGTGTTTGTAATTGTTTGGGTGGAGGACTTTGATGACTAAGAAGGGAGACAACGCAGAGTTGCTTTGCCAAGACTGCAATGTCCCATTGTTTAGGTGGTTCTTGTCGCGTGTGGACTGGGTGCGTATACTCAAGACGCAAAGCGACGAACCGCTACGGAAAGAGATAGAAAACTTTAAAACTGGAGGAACCAATGATTGAAATAAGTATTAGCGAGATTGTTCTGTTTGCATGGGCGTCCCTTGCAACTGGTCTGTATCTTAAAACCAAACATGAAGAGTTCATGGTGCGCAAACTGTTCATGCACCTGATCGAGAACAAGGAAGCACGCGACGAGATGATTAGGCAATTTGAAATGGCACAACAAAGGGGAGATGTATGAAAGTATTAGTTGTATTTGAATTCGAGGATATCGCTAATCCTGATAGCGAAGAAGCAACCGCGAAGGTTGATGCGATCACGGAAGCGTGCGAGACCATGCAAGTGGCGTTCGACGCTAGTGCATGTTGGGTGGACGAGGTAATTGGTAACGAGACTGACACCGCAGACTTTGCTTTGGTATCTGAGTATGCAGAGAAGCAACACGCTATGGAGTTGGAGGACTTCGACCAGTTCAATCGTGACAACACCGACCCGATCACCAAGATCACAGGACAAACTGACAGACTGTAAGTTTGTCGAAACAAAACCTATTGGAGGAAATCAAATGGCAGTAAAACCAAACGACAAGTGGGCACGCGGTAACAACTCAGCGTACACATTCATGGCAGACAACATACCCCGCCTAACAACATACCAAGAAGCATTGATCCATCACAATGCCGTGAAACCATTCAGCAAAGGTGCAAGCGAGGGCAAGAAACCGCTAGGACTCAATCGCAGATACGACCGCACACAGATCCGCTTTGAAATGGGAGATGTGATTGTTAAGTACTACGAAACCGACATTGCTATCTATCACCAACACGGTTCGTTCACCTTCAGCGTGGGTGACTGGAACACGATATCAACTGTTCAAATCTTGCAAGAGTTGTTCGGCGTAGATAAGTTTGCCAAGCGCAACGGCAAAGCGTATTACTTCGATGGTATGGGGCACGCCTATCGCATAGGTAGCAAACTGAAGGTTTTCCCATGCGGGACAGTAGACACCGAGGACATGACCAACGAGACGCGCCATGTCGTTGACAAGGAAAAGTTCAAAGCACTCAAAGCACGCTTTACTGTATTCACCGACTACGCCAAGATGGTTACCTCACTCACGCTAGGCGGGAAGGGAATCGGTATGGACTTGTGCCGTGGTGACTACAAGCCCAACCACTATCAACCAAGAAGTGCGAAATACATTCTCACTTCTGATACCACACAAATGAACTACCACACTAAACCACAGGCGTACATACGCAATGAGTTCTTTGAACAGGTGAACAACGCAATGGAGATAGCAGACGAGGGTAAGCGCATGGAAGCCATGTTGCCATTGGTTGAGTTTCTTTCTTTCAGCGCATCAACAGAATACGACCAACGCATCTTGCCCGACCAAGACCGCGAGTATGTATGGAAGATGGACACCAAGCGTCTCATCTATTTCTTTAACGAGTTACTGAAGTTTCAATATCAGAAGGAGGTGTTAACACTAGAGGAAGCGCCAATCGGCACGATACAACACGACAGCAATAAGAAGTACCGCGAGTACTCAACTGAAGCGTGTTTGTAAGACATGCTTTCAATTCGTAAGTTTGTCTTTGTTTTGTTTAATTAAATTTGGAGTAGATTATGGAAGTTCGTATGACAACCGAGGTATCTTTGGCTGAAGCAGAGGACGCGATCCTTGCTTTCGGAAATCAGAATGCAATACATTTAGTAGGCGAGCCAGGGGTTGGTAAGACCGCTATGTTTGAACGCATCGTAGCAAAGACTGGGTATCGTGGTGTGTATATCGATACACCGAACACAGAGTTGGGTGACATTGGTATCCCAATGCCCAATCATGAAACCAAAACTACTGCTCTCTATCCCAACGAGCATTGGGGTTTTCACTTGGGAGATCCTTGCGTTGTGTTCATCGACGAGTTCACTAAGCCTTCATCAATGGCTGTGCAGAACATGCTACACCCACTACTCAACGAGAGACGCATTAGTGGATCACGACTACACACCGACTCTATCGTGATAACAGCAGGTAACAACTCAACTGATGGGGTGGGCGACATGCTCAAAGCCCACTCACTTAACAGGATAACTATTATGCAAGTACGCAAGCCAACATCTGATGAATGGATTGAATGGGGTGCTAACAATGGAATCGCGGCTGAAGCATTGGCATGGGTGAAAGCATACCCACACGCATTGGCATCTTACAGAGATGCGGGGCAAGCCGAGAACCCATACATCTTCAACCCAAAGACTCCACAGAAATCTTTTGTATCTCCACGCTCATTGCATCGCGCATCTAACATCTTGATGAAGCGTCATCTGATTACTCGTAATGCTTTGATATCAGCATTGACTGGTTCAATCGGTGAAGCAGGCGCACGAGACATGCTTGCTTATGTAGAGGTGGCAGACAGTCTCCCATCATGGCAAGAGGTTATCGACGATCCAAAAGGTTGCAAGTTACCAACATCACCTGCGGCTTTGAACATCATGGCTTATGGTGCTATGCAAAGGATCGACCGCGCCAACATTGGCAAGTGGTTCGAGTACTTGAAGCGTACCCCCAAGGAACTCCAAAGCGTGTTTTGTCTCTCCACGAGCAAGCACCCTGAGAAGAAACAGATCTTGATGACTAGCGGTGCATTCATTACTTGGATGCGCGAGAACCAGTACTTGTTCTAAGGGGGTGGTATGAATTCAGATTTGTTAGATGAGTATTGCAGACTTGAGTTTGGTCACACCGACTGGGAAGTGCGGTATGAAAACGGTAACGCATATATCACTATGTATGAGACACCAAGAGAAGGCTATGTGCCCGAAGAGGAGGAGATATGAAAATAGCAAGCCCAGTACACCTTGTAGTGTTCACAATCATTGGTGTTTTGTTTATCGTGTTTGGATTCTCAGATAACGGCTATCTGAACAAGGCGTCGATCTTGTTTGGGGGTTTGTACATTGGTAATGTTTTAACAGAGGCACTTAACTACAACGAGGAGGAGTGATATGAATCTAAGCAAGCAAGAGTTAGCAGAGATACGAAAGTTGAAGAACGAGATTGGTTCTCTACTGCATGGGCAGAACGGATCTTTTCTTATGTGTGTTCTCACTAGCGTGATAGGCGACGCGGGTGTGCAATGGCGTGATGAGCAAAGCAAACACGCGTTCATTGCCGAAACCGTAGAAGCAATCAGTATGTGGTACGACTGGTACTTACAGCATGCGGAGGAAGGCAATGAGTGAAGAAGATTTTGTAATGGCGTGGCTACTTGCCAGTCGTGCTAACGGCAAAGTGTCGTGGGCTAGTGGCGTAGACACCGCAAGAGTTATTGCTAAACAAGCAAGAGCAATCTATCGACAACTGATGGAGGAGGAAGAAGATGACACCCGCAGAGATTAAACATCACTTTGGTGAGGAAGCATTGGACATGCTATACGACCGCATACTCGAAGATCCAGTTCATGTGTTGGCGGATTGGATTCTATCGTTCTATACGGAAGAACAAATTGGTAAATGGGTAATGACTTTAAAGGGAGAAGATGATGAAACTAACGGCTGAACAACGGATAGAGCGTGCGCATGTACGCTTGATGCAGAGCCCTGACTTCTGTTTATTCTCAGGAGTATTCATGGTGGGCAAGGTTACTGTATCGGAGAAGTGTAAGTCCGCGCGTACCAACGGGCGTGATGTGGAGTATGGGCGTGCATTCGTAGATATGCTGACCGAAAAGCAACTTGCTTTCTTGGTGGTGCACGAGGCTATGCACAAAGCCTATCGTCATATGACGGTATGGAAACACTTGCCCGATAAGCAGGTAGCGAACTGGGCTATGGACTATGTAATCAACTTGCAGATCAAAGACACCGACCCGAGCGAGAACGAGGTGGCTATGCCACGCGACCCCCAGACTGGTAAGGTCATTGGTTTGATTGACGAGAAGTATCGCGGTATGGATACCAAGCAAGTCTACGACCTACTCATTGAGGAAGGCAAGGGTGGCAAGGACGAGGACGGCGAATGCGAAGGCGATGGTGAGGGCGGGATCGGTCACTCTGGCGGTGGACAAAATGACAAGCCGTCAGGTTGTCCCGATGAACTTGACGAGCACGACTGGCAAGGCGCACGCGAACTAACGCAAGAAGAAACCGAAGAACTAGAGCGCGAGATCGACTCAGCATTACGCGAAGGTTCAATGCTTGCGGGAAAGATGAAAGGCAAAGTGCCACGCGGTATCGAAGAGATCCTTCACCCCAAGGTTGATTGGCGCGAAGCGTTGCGTGAGTTCATCAAGACTGCTACACGCGGTGGCGATCAATCCACATGGCGCAGACCTAATCGTCGCTATCTTGCAAGCGGGATCATCATGCCAAGCGCAGAGACGCACCGCGCCGAGTGTATTGCTATCGGGATAGACACATCAGGATCTATTGGCGGTCCCGAACTAGGACGCTTTCTCGGAGAGATGAAATCAATCTGCGACGAGGTAGCACCCGAGAAGATCGAGTTGATGTATTGGGATAGCCATGTCGCAGGGCATGAGACTTACTCAGGTGGCGAGTTGCAAAACATCGCATCACTTACACAACCCAAAGGTGGTGGCGGTACTGAGCCTGCTTGTGTACCCGCGTACATGCAAGAGAAACGCATCACACCGCAATGCACCGTGATGCTTACCGACGGATATTTCTATGGAGGGAACTGTGGCGACTGGTCATCAACGAGTGCGCCAGTCTTGTGGTGTGTGGTAGGGAACAAGGGCTTTGTTCCTAGTGTTGGTCAATCTGTTTTAGTGGAGTGAGTATGACGGACGCAGATTATTTAAAAACTATGGCTGACAGGCGAACGCTTAGCGTCAACGCAGTAGCGTATGAGTATTTGCGAATAATGCAAACAAGGCTAGAGAGGGAGATTGGCTTCAAGCCATCAATGTCTCAAGTGATTGTGTATCTCGCAAGCAAGGTGGAACAGGACAAACTTACAGGAGAGCAGAATGTCTGAATCAATTAGTATCGCAACAAGCGCAATGATGGTGGAGTTGAACATCTCATGTTGGACTGCACGCAAGTTGGACAAGCGTGTATCTGAAGAGGTGGACTCAGCGAAGAACACTAAGGTTAAGGCGGGCAACTACCACAAGCATTTGCTTGCAGGCAACCCACACCATGAAGCCGTGATCCGATTCGCGGCAGGTGCTCGGTTGTGGAATACCAAACAGACTATCCCTTGGTCTGACTCAGGTCCTCGCATCGTCACTATGGAAAACTTATTCAACGGAGGATACAAACGCACACTTGATGAGAAGAAGGCAGAGTTCGAACGCTTGGTTGATGTGTTCGTTGGCATCTACCCTACGCTGATATCAGCAGGTGCATTCCAACTAGGTGACTTGTTCAATCGTGACGAGTACCCTGAGCCAGACGAGATCGCTAAGAAGTTTCGCTTCTCGTATACGCTAACGCCGATTCCAACGGCTGGTGACTTCCGCATTGAGATTGGTGAGCAAGCGAAGGCAGAACTGGTAGCCCAGTATGAGACTGCTTTCAACGAGCGACTCAACCACGCGATGCGTGATGTGTGGCAACGACTGTACGAATGCCTGACTCACATGAGCGAACGCCTAGCCAGTGATGACGAAGGCAAACGCAAAGTGTTTCACGGCACGATACTCACCAACGCACACGAGTTGGTTAACTTGTTGAGCCGACTCAACATTACTAACGATCCCAAGTTAGAGCAAGCACGACGCGAACTTAGCGCAGCGCTAACGAACACGGATCTTGATACTCTGAAAGAGAGCGACTACATTCGCGAGAATGTGAAAGCCAAGGTTGACGATATTCTTAAACGCTTTGAATGGTAAGGAGATAAACATGAGAATAGAGAAAGCAAAACCAAGTGACAAACTTCACAAGGTAGCAACAGATGTAGTTAATCTTATGCGTCAAGCAGAACTTCAGCCTGACGAGGTACTCAACATCATGCTAAACATATTAGCGCGATCAGCGATCATTACTTGTTTATCGAGACAAGAGTTAGTCGAAGCCGTAACTACGACATACGACCTACACATTGCAGGCGAAAGCAACAACGAGACACTTAACTGAAAGGAATTTATGAGCGAACCTATTGACTTCACAGCCCTACCATACAAGTACGACCCGAAAGGGCGGGAGGAGTATGGCATTCACCCTGACTTGCATATTCTTTTGTGTGATCTCTCTATCAAGTTACCAAAGATTGCATACGAATCGCACGGAGTATCTTTCCATCGTAATAGCGATGGTAGTAGTAGGAGTGACGCCCGTGTAGTGAGCGAGGTAGTTGTGTATAACAACGAAGAGAAGATCGGCAAGATCGGAATTACACAAGACTATGTAGACGGCAAATACATCAACATCTATCAACTCGACTCGCCTAGGATTCAACAGCAACGCGGTATGCGAAACCGAAAACGGACTAAGCATTACAAGATTGCATTGAAGACTGCACTAGATGCGTTCAAGGAATTCCCGCCTGACGAGGTAGCCAAGACCATGATTACCGACGCGAGTTATCGTATCCATAGCCTACGACAGAATGCAAACAGTCAACTGACAGCGTGTGTGAATGTAACTGTACTTGCGGCTTCCGTACTATCGTACATGGCAGATGTGCAAGACAACGGACCGCAACCACTACCGCCTAACATGATGCTTGATGTTAAATGGCGGGATCATCTAGCGACATACAGAATCGTCGATAGTGTGTTCAGAGCGTGGGAGAACCGAACTGGTCTACTAGTTAAACTTCTACCTAGTGGGGTTATGACGGTGGTGGACTTGACAATCGCAGAGGTGGTGATGGTGACATCTAATACTTACGATTTGCCTGTAGAGTACCAAGAGAAGTTGGCGATCCTCAAGATCATGGAGAACAACCAAGCGATCGAGGGTATGGGCGTAAAGATAGAAGATGAGAAGATACCGCACATCTACATGACGGCAGGTGCAATACAAACTACTTGCTAATATAGTTAAACCTTAACTACTAGGGACATACTTTCAATTTGGAAGTATGTCCTTTTTTTCGCCCGACCTATTGTGTCGGGCTTTTTTATGTGCTATACTGTGTCAACAATAAATTATTAGGAGAGAGTACATGGCTATGACACCCGAGGCTAAAGTTAAGAGTAGAGCAAAAGAGATACTCGACAAGTTAGGTGCATACTATTTCATGCCTGCTACTGGTGGGTATGGGCGTAGTGGAATCCCTGATATCGTAGGTTGCTTTAATGGAGTATTCTTTGCGGTCGAATGCAAAGCGGGTAGGAACATTCCTACTGCGTTACAAGAACGAGAGATTAGCAAAATTAGAAATGCTGGAGGGCATGCATGGCTAGTGAACGAAGAAAACGTCGATCAGTTGTACGAGTTGATGAACGAGTTGTCCTTGTGACTCCCACAATGACCGTTCCCTACGAAGGTGCCGCTAACAGTCGTGGTACGCCAGTTTTCGATTGGCCTTTCCCCACACACCCGCTAAAAGTTTGGACTAAGAAACAAGAAGAGCAGTACCAACAACAGCAACGCAATAAATTACCCGAGGCACTGCTATGAAGGGGAAGAAATGAACTCGCAATGGAGTGACGAAGTAAAAGAACGCTACATAAAAGATCAAGCATTCTATGCGGAATGTACTGCCCGTGGGATTCAGATAAGGCTAAACACAGACACACTTAATTGGGAGGGACACATGAATAGACCAATCGGCATATCAGTGCCACACCGCAGAGTAGAAGAAGATGATGACATCCAAGACTACAAGAAGCCTTGGGTTGGGTTGACGGAGGATGAGGTGTTTGCGATTAGCAACACAATGCCGTACGGAGATAGATTTGAGTTTGCCAAGGCGATTGAAGAAGCATTAAGGAGTAAAAACACATGACTAAACGAGAAACACTAGTAGCCTTCATTAGAGATATGTTGCGCCCAAGAACTTTGCGCGAGATTATCGAGATAGAGATGCGTGATGCAACCCTATCGAAGATGCAAGCGGAGAAGTCACTTGAGTACGCTACTAGCGTAGTTGAGTACAACCGTCAGCGCATCCGTAGACTGCAAGAGAAACTTAAAGACATTGGAGATGGAGAATGAAAACCAAACAAGAAATTAAAGAAGAAATCATTGAACTCTACGGGGCAACTCAAGCCTTGAGAGAAGCGATGAACATGCTCCACGCCCAAAGCATGCAAAAAAGCAAACAGATGATGGCGTTAAATCAGATGCTCAAAGACATGGAACAAGATGGGGGACAAGAATGACGCCCGAAGATGAAGAGTTCAACCGAGTCGAGATGGAGTCTCGCATCAAGCAAGAACACATAAAGTCTTTGAACCGTAAAAAACAAGTAAGCGATTCTGTAGCCATGCCCGACTACCTAAACCTCATGGAAGAACTAGCCGTGGCTAGAGCGCAGATACGAGAGTTGGAAGCGCGAATTAAATATATGGAGAAGAACGCATGATAGACGTACTGTTGAGGGATCAGATTGCTATTGCCGCAATGCAAGCAATGTTGATACGAGGAGACACAGAGCACATATCAGAGAAAGCTTACGCACAAGCAGACGACATGCTTGAAGTAAAAGTCAAACCCGCACCAAGTGCGTGGTTGAAAGAAGATCCAGTTTTATATTTAGAACTACCAACAAGAGTAGCGAATGCAGTCAGAGCACAACACATCTTAACTATGGAGGACTTACTAAACACAAGAGCGTATTTTTGGTTAAACCGAGTGCCCAACATGGGCGCAATGTCAGCAAAGCAACTATTCACTGCGCTAGATAGGCGCGGTCTCAAACTTAAATCTTAATGGAGAAAACTATGGCAAAAAGATCATCAGCAATGAGCACAAAAGTGCGTAAGTATTTAGCAAAGCACCCACTGGCAAAAGCACAAGTCGTAGCCGACGCTACTGGTGCGACGGTGCAATACGTGCACAACATTCGGTACATGGATAAGAAGAATGGTGTGGTTAGCGCACCACCGGCACAGAAGAAGAGCAAGTCGATTAAGAAACGAATCGCAGATGTACGAGAAGGTTTAGCCAAGATGGAAGCGCAAGAAGATATAAATCTTGATGACGCGATAGCCATAGCAAAGCAAGCACGTGCAGACATAATCGCTACGCATCACACCGACATGGTTAATCACCCACCGCACTACAAGATGGGCGGTATCGAGACTATCGACTTCATCGAGGCTAAAGGGTTTGGCTACAACTTAGGAAACGTAGTCAAGTACATCAGCCGCGCTGACCACAAGGGAAGCCATTATGAAGACCTGCTCAAAGCACGTTGGTATTTGAACCGCGAGATCGCTAAGTTCTCAACAAAGACCGAGGTGACTAAATGACTACAAAAGCAAAAGACGAAGACAAAGCTGAACTGTACAGGTACACCTCATTTAAACTGAATGACATAACTTATGTACCACACTACCGAGACACTAAGAGATACGTTGGCCCGGGGTACCCAAGACATACTAATGCTACTTTTACAGCATCAGACTTGTTTAGTGCTGGTGCTGTGCCAACCATTTCATTTCTTTGGAAGCGTTCTGAGTTTGGCATATTAAAAGCGGGGAAGATAGGATGACTCAAGAAGATATACAGAAAGCATGGAACATGATGTCCATGCACAACAGCGAGTTGCTATTGGAGAACGAGCAGTTGAAGAAGCAACTGATGCGTCAAAGCCTATGGTACGCAATCAAGCGTGCATTTCTCATATGGAGGGGTAAAGAATGAAAATAAAACTACTACGGCGCTTTTGCGCTGACGAGGTAAAACTCTTGCTTGAACGCATGGACAATCATTTTGCGGAAGAGTTTGTTATTGACGATAGCAAGTGGGATTCACTTGTAAAGGGGGACGGGTTTGACCGCTTCACTTCTATAGAAAAGTACTGTATCAGTACCGAGTACAGGGCGCATCTTAAAAAGTTTAGGAAAGCAATAGCCTACCAAGAGATTCTTGAGCGTGCTATGTCTCCCGCTAAAACAAGGTGGGACTACAGGGAAGAGAAAGAGGGAAGGCCGAAAACGCTGTTAACAACAAAAGCAGTGGCAGACCAAGCACTGTCGGTACTTGAAGAGGAACTGAAAAAATCATACGCGCAAAGCAGGTTAATGCAACAGTCGCAATTTATCCCACCACAACAAAGCACCTTGCCTGATCCGTGGGCACAACTTAAACAATGAACCTAATCACCCTTGACTTCGAGACGTTCTACGACAAAGACTTCTCTCTATCCAAATTAACAACTGAAGAGTACATTCGCGACGACCGCTTTGAGGTCATCGGTGTAGGAGTAAAAGTAAATGACGACACAACACAATGGTTCACAGGAAATCACGCCGACACCAGTGAGTTTCTATCTAACTTTGACTGGGATAGTTCTTTTCTGCTTGCTCATAATTGCATGTTTGATGGTGCTATCCTTTCTTGGCGGTTTGGTATTAGGCCAAAAGTACTTCTCGATACTCTAGCAATGCTACGTGCTATTGACGGCACAGAGGTTGGCAACAGCCTAGCAAAAGCCGCCGAGCGTTATGGCTTGGGGGTGAAGGGTACTGAGGTAGTCGCGGCTATGGGCAAACGCAGGATGGATTTTTCTGCGCAGGATTTGGCGCAGTACGGCGAGTACTGCAAGAACGACGTCAAGCTGACGTACGACCTATTCAATATTCTGCAAGCAAACTTCAAGAAGCCAGAGCTACGGCTAGTTGACATGACTCTGCGTATGTTCACAGAGCCGACGCTACGTCTAGACCTGCCGATACTTGAGCAACATCTTGTGCAGGTACAGGAGAAGAAGGAAGCCTTGATCGCCGAGGCGTGCGCCGACAGAGAGGTGCTCATGTCCAATCAGAAGTTTGCCGAGCGATTGATTGAGTATGGTGTGCCACCACCCATGAAGGTTAGCCCCACAACAGGCAAGCAAGCGCTTGCTTTGGCTAAGAGCGACGAAGGATTTAAAGCACTGGCAGACCACTGGGACGAGCGAGTGCAAGCACTTGTTGCCGCACGCCTTGGGACAAAGTCCACACTAGAAGAGACACGCACGCAAAGGTTTATCTCCATAGCGAAGCGTGGTAGCCTCCCAGTCCCCCTCAGATACTATGCCGCGCACACAGGGCGTTGGGGTGGGGACGACAAGCTAAACCTACAGAACTTGCCACGCAAGTCACCACTTAAATCAGCGATCGTTGTGCCTGATGGTTACGTCATGATTGATGCCGACTCTTCACAGATCGAAGCGCGTATCGTTGCATGGCTATCGGGGCAGAACGATTTGGTAACTGCGTTTGCAGAAGGCCGAGATGTGTACAAAATCATGGCGGCAAAGATATATGGCAAGCCAGTTGAAGATATCAATGAGTCCGAGCGTTTCGTAGGTAAGACCACGATTCTTGGTGCGGGTTACGGCATGGGTTGGCGCAAGTTCCAGTTGCAACTAAGAAACTTTGGGGTTAATTTAGAAGACCCTATGTGCCAACACATCTTGAAGGTTTACCGCCAAGAGTTCCCGCATATCCCCGCGTTGTGGGATGAAGGACAAAGAACTTTGGAAGCCTTGTCAAGCGAGAAGCTTGTCACTACTACGTTTGGTAAACAAGTACAGGCAGTAAGCGTACTCCCCGGAATTGGCTACGATCTTCCTAGCGGTTTGCCTCTCAAGTATATGAGCCTGCGTGCTAATGGCGAGGTTGATGTTCATGGTCGAATCCAGTATGTCTACGATACACGCAAGGGTGTGGTCAGAATCTACGGCGGTAAGGTAGTCGAGAATTTGTGCCAAGCACTCGCACGCTGTGTGATTGCTGAGCAGATGCTACGGATAGCGAAACGCTACAAGCCAGTTTTAACTGTGCATGATGCCGTGGCGTGTGTAGTTCCCGAATCAGAGCGCGATGAAGCTATCAAATATGTAAACGAATGTATGCGTTGGCGCCCCAAGTGGGCTGAGACTTTGCCTTTGGCATGTGAGATTGGCGCAGGTAAAAGTTACGCCGACTGCGGTAAGAAGATGTCTATTGAGAAATGGAGTTTGGTATGAAAGATGAAATCATTGAGATGGCTAGACAGGCTGGCTTTTCTATTGCCGACGGCATTGTGACTGGTGGCGTTACTGACGTTGAAGCCTTTGCCAAACTGGTAGAAGAGAAAGTCAAACAAGAAAACGCAGGTGCCGCCGCTACGCTTGATGAGATGCGTAGACGCTACGACGACCACTTTGCAAAAGCATTAGGTAGAAAATAAATGAATTACACATGGTCTTACAGCAGTATTTCGCTGTTCCAACAATGCCCACGCAAGTACCACAGGATGCGTATCGTCAAAGATATCGTCGAGCCACCACAGGAACACTTGCTCTACGGCAGTGCGGTTCATAAGGCAGCAGAAGAATACATCCGTGATGGTACTCCGATACCAGAAAAGTACGCTTACATCCAGCCGTTCTTAGACCCACTGAAAGCCTTGTCGGGCGAGAAGTTGTGCGAGTACGAGATGGGCTTAACCAAGGACATGAAGCCCTGCGGATTTAGAGACAAGAATGTTTGGTTTCGTGGTATCGCCGACCTGCTTGTTATTGATGGCGAGAAGGCACGAATTGTTGATTACAAAACTAGCAAGTCCAGTCGGTATGCGGACAAGAAGCAACTAGAATTGCTGTCCCTTTTGACTTTCAAACACTTCCCGCAAATCAAATCCATCAAGGCTGGCCTGATGTTTTTGGTAGTCAAAGATTTAGTTCCTGCCGAATTCACTGCAGACCAACAGACTGAGGCTTGGGGCAAATGGATACCCGAGACAAATCAGCTAGAGAGTGCGATGATTACGGATGTTTGGAACCCTAGACCAAACTTCACCTGCCGTGGTTGGTGCCCTGTAACCGACTGTGAGCACAACAGTAAGAAAACTTAAGGAGGAAATATGATAGAAACCGCAGAAGACTTAGCCGACCCAAACAATGCCGCCGCCGCTTACATGAAGTTGCAAGACGACGTGAAGAAATTGATTGTCGATACGGTGATGGAAGAAATTGCAAGAAACCCTTGGGGTTCACTTGCGACACACATTAGAAATATTGCGGTAGATGTCACTCGCAACAACTCACGCGAAATCATTGACCGTGAAATCCAAAACTACCGTATCGTCTACAAAGGCAATACCGCAAACTACTAAGGAGCCACCATGCCATACGTCAATAAACCTAGACCATACAAGCACGAATACGAAACATACGACGGCACGCCCGCCGTTAAGAAGAAAAGAGCCGAGCGCAACAAAGCGCGGGCGATTATGGAAAAAGCAGGACTAGTTCACAAGGGAGATGGAAAAGATGTCGATCATAAAAAGCCTCTTAGTAAAGGCGGAAAAACCACAAGATCAAACCTGCGCGTCACAAGCGCAAGCAGTAATAGATCATATGCTCGCCGATCCGACCACGGGGTTAAGTGAGTCATTGGAAAAAGCATCTGTTGATGCGATGTTTTATGGGTCTTCGATGTTAGAGGTTAGTAATGGTGGTAATGGTAGCGCCACTATCACTGCTGGCCCATACATAACTCACCTCGGTAACAGCGCCACCGTAGCCAACATGTTAAAAAACCACACCCTAAAACAAACCACATACCCACCACAGGCTCGCCTTAGAAAGATTGACTTGGAAGAGCACCCTGCATTTGAGTTAACCGTGGAACAACTTCGTGCCGCTTGGATACTTGCGTATGGAACACGTTGGGTGTCTATGGAAAAGCCGATGGACGACGACTATCTAAATGTTGTGGCGCATCGTTTGATTGCATTTGGTGAAATAGAAACCCACAACTTAACCGATCAGTGGGTACCAATAGGCAGGATCAAGACATGAGTACGGCGACAATGAAATACAAGGCAACAGGGCGGTATGAGTTTGGTTGGTCTGACCCTAGGTCTATGGACTATACGATGCGGTTTGAAGACATAAAGACTACAGTGGTAGGACACTTTGCTCGTGACATGACAAACGATCAGCTTAAAGCCGCATGGCTTTTGTTATATGGCGATCAACCAATCACGTTTCATTCGCTTAGAAAGAAGTGGGGGATGGATGAAACTGGCGACGACATGCGAGTAGCACAAGAAACACATGCGCGAGGCTTGTTGCTTTCAGAGTCAGATATTTCTTCTTATACCCAAATCTACGTACTAAAAGACAAACTAAATGCAAGTAGTTGAAAACAAATACCTAGTCATACAGACTGAAGAGCCACAGAAGATTCTCTCGACGATTGCTAAGAGTGCCGAGTACACCGAGGATTCGGTGGCTGTTCATTGGGGGTTGAAGGAAGCACAGATGCTTAAAGTATTGGGGCTACCTGACGTGCCGTCTCCCATAGAGCGTGACTATGACTGGCCCGGACTCCATAGACCAATGAACCATCAAAAGGATACCGCATCCTTTCTGACCTTACACCCACGCGCCTTTTGTTTTAACGAGCAGGGTACTGGCAAAACGGCATCGGCTATATGGGCATCGGACTATTTAATAGCGCAGGGCTACATCAGTCGCGTGCTAGTTATCTGCCCCGTCTCAATCATGCAAGCCGCATGGCAAGCCGACTTGTTTAAGTTTGCTGTTCACCGCCATGTAGATGTGGCGCACGGCGACCGCAAGAAACGCAAGGCTATCGTCGAGGGCGGTGCCGAGTACGTCATCATTAACTACGACGGCGTGAGCGTTGTTGAAGAAGAACTCAAGGCTGGTGGGTTTGACCTCATCATCATTGACGAAGCAAACGCTTACAAGAACTCTAGGACCGAGCGGTTTAAAACGTTAAAAAGAATCGTCACTCCTGATACTTGGATATGGATGATGACGGGTACACCCGCAGCTCAGTCTCCACTAGATGCTTATGGCCTAGCCAAACTATGCGTACCTGCAAAAGCCCCGCACTTATACACGGCTTACCGCGATGTTGTGATGTATCAACTGACTCGATTCAAATGGATTCCAAAACCACAAGCACAAAGCATCGTGCACAACATGCTCCAGCCAGCGATTCGGTTTGAGAAGAAAGACTGTATTGATCTGCCTGATGTGACACACACTTCACGATTCGCACCACTAACACCACAGCAGTCCAAGTACTACAAAGACCTCAAGAAAGAAATGCTGATCGAAGCAGTTGGCGATGAAGTCTCTGCCGTGAATGCGGCGGCTCAACTAAACAAACTATTACAAATCTCTTGCGGCGCTGTATATACAGATACCAAGAATGTAATTGAGTTTGATGCATCGAATCGATTAAACATTTTGTTAGAAGTTATTGAAGAGGCAAGCCATAAAGTTCTAGTGTTTGTACCATTCACGCACACGTTAGATTTAATACAAGACTTCCTAACAAAGAACAAGGTAACGTCAGAGATTATCAATGGCTCTGTAAGTGTGTCAAAGCGCACCGACATCTTTAAAAGGTTTCAAGAACAAGATGAGCCACGAGTACTTTTGATTCAACCACAAGCGGCGGCACACGGAGTAACCCTAACAGCCGCTAACGTAATCGTGTGGTACGCTCCTGTCACGTCGATAGAAACATACTTGCAAGCAAACGCACGTATCGATAGGCCGGGTCAGCGCAATCCTATGACAGTCGTGCATCTTGAAGGTAGTCCTGTAGAAACAAAACTCTACGGTATGTTGCAAAACAAATTGGACTTTCACAACAAGATCATCGACCTGTATAAAAGTGAAATTAACTCTTGACACTGTCAACAAATAGAGTATAATAATTTTCGTTGGCGCAACAAGCCAACACCTATAAAAAACAAATTGGAGTGAGTATGGAATCAGATATTTCTATTGAGAAAGTCGTCGAAGCTTATATTAAGATTCGCGACACCAAAGAGGCCATCTACGCAAAGTACAAGGCCGAGACTGCCGAATTAGAAGAGCAGATGACTACCCTAAAGCACAAGTTACTTGAGGTCTCTAAAGAGACTGGCGTGACTAGCTTTTCAACACCGCAGGGAACTGCGTATCGAACCGTCAAAGACCGCTTCTGGACTAATGATTGGGAAAGCTTCTACAAGTTCATGCGTGAGCATGAAGCAATGCAGTTGCTAGAAAAGCGTATTCATCAAACGAATATGAAAGAGTTCTTAGAGAACAACCCTGACGTAGAGCCTATGGGCTTGAACGTTGATCGTGAATATGAAATAACTATTCGGAGGAAATAATGAGCACCGAGATAACAACACTTGAAATGCAGTTCCGTAGGGAACGCGACGAACTGTTCTACCGAGAGCGTGCGGTAGATCAGGCACTTACTCAAATGAAACAGAGTAAGTACTCCGAAGGGTCAGTTGAAGAACTGCTCTTTAACGCAAATGCTATATACAACTTTATCAAAGGAAAATCAAATGAGTAACGACCTCGCACTCTTTAGCAACAATGTTCCCGACTACCTCAAGGAAGTTGGCCTCGATGACATGACCAAGGCTCTTGCTGGTAACACTGGCATGAAGCGCATCTCCATCCGTGGTGGTGTGTTCCGCATGATGGTCAGCGGTGAGGAGATTGCAAAGAACGAAAACCGCGCAATGAATATCGTCATTGTGAACGGCGCATCTAAAGTATCACGTTCTTTCTACGCTGGTAAGTATGTTGCTGGTGAGACTTCGCACCCTGACTGCTGGTCTAACGACGGCGACAAACCCGATGCAAGCATTGAGTACCCACAACATTCCACATGCGAAGGTTGTTCACAAAACATCAAAGGCTCTGGTCAAGGCGATTCACGCGCCTGTCGTTATCAGCAACGCTTGGCTGTTTTGTTAGCCGACGACGTTGCAGGCGACGTGTTCCAGTTGGTGTTACCCGCCAAATCAATCTTTGGTCGTGGCGATACTGACAAGATGCCGTTCCAGCAATACGCTAAGTATGTTGGCGCACAAGGCAAGAGCCTCGGCACTTTGGTAACAGAGATGCGTATGGACAGCGATAGCGATACTCCCAAGTTGACCTTCAAGCCTGTGCGTTTCTTGTCTAAAGAAGAATGGCTAGTTGCCAAAGACAAGGGCGATAGCCCTGCCGCTAAAGCCGCAGTTGTGCAGACCCCTGCACAGACCGACGGTGCTAAAAAGAAAGCGATTGCCGCTCCTGCGCCTAAAGCCGCCGCAGAAGAAGTGCCAGAGCCAACTAAACGCACCATCAAGAAAAACGTCGAACCCGCACCTAAGAAAGAGTTCAATGACGTACTGAAGCAATGGACTGAAGAAGAGTAATGGATAACAGAGGTTACGCAACTCGAATCGTCCGTGCTAACCAAGAAGCAGATATCAAAAGCCCCGGCGTAAAGCTGGGGCGATTCTGTATCACGAAAGAATATTCCGTTAGTGAAGTCGCTGAGTACTTTGGAGTCAGCCGCATGACCGTCTACAAATGGTTTACAGGCGAGTGGATTCCACGCAAGGTACACGAGACCAAAATAAACGAGATGCTTTCAAAGGTTGGTTTTGTTCAGTAGCGTTCGGACGGGGCTTGCCGCGCCCCTCCGACGCATTTCTTAGAGGCGGCTATGACAAGAGCAGATTTACTGTCGACGGTTTTATCGTCTGACGGGTGGTACTGCGTGGTGGGTCTAAAGACAGGCCACCCTCGGCAAATATTTGTTGAGGACATGCAGGGGGTAGAGGACGCCGTTCAGACTTTGCTGAACGAGAAGTTCGACGTTTACTTTGCGTGTGCAAAGTATGAAGAATCAGGTTCACGTACTAACGATAACGTGAAAAACATCAAGGCATTTTGGCTTGATATTGACTGTGGCGTAGGTAAACCGTATGCGGATCAGGGCGACGGACTAAACGCGCTTAAAGCATTTTGTAAAACTGTTGGTTTGCCAAGACCGACGGTTGTTAATTCTGGTCGTGGACTGCATGTCTACTGGCCTTTGACAGAACCAATCACCCGTAAAGAGTGGGTTAATACCGCTAAGCGTCTAAAGGCGGTATGCAATGAAGAAGGTTTAGAAGACGACCCCGCTAGAACTGCGGATGCCGCATCTATCCTGCGGATGCCCGATACATTCAATCATAAAGTTGAGCCGCCATTACCAGTAGCGGTAATGATGATGGGCGAAGAAATTTCGTTTGGTGAATTCAAAGACAAGCTGGGCGTTATAGATGAGACGCCTGACTATCTGCCTACGTTTGCAGACGACATGACCAAGGCGCTGATGGGCAACCGACAGCACCGATTCCAAATCATCGTAGACAAAAACGTAAACGGAACAGGTTGCCTGCAGTTGGCTAGAGCGATTGCAGACCAAAAGATTTTGGACGAACCGCGTTGGCGTGCCACGCTATCTATTGCTAAGTTTTGCACGGATGCCGACACCGCCATACATGACGTATCTAGGGATCACCCTGACTATCACCCTGACGAGACAGTCGCCAAGGTACAGCTAATCAAAGGCCCTTACACCTGCGATTCGTGGGAGGCTATCAATCCGTCGGGTTGCGCAGGCTGTATTCACAAAGGCAAAATCAAATCTCCTATCGTTCTTGGCGCAGAGATCGCGGCGGCTACGGCAGAGGACAACACGGTTGAGTATGTATCGGAAGAAAAGACGGTTGTCTACGATATCCCTGAGTATCCCTTTCCATACTTCAGAGGCAAGAATGGCGGCGTCTATCGCAAGTCAGACGATGAGGATGACCCCGAAGCCGACCTGATTTACGAGCATGATCTGTATGTGGTCAAGCGGTTGAAAGACCCACAAGCAGGCGAGACGATATGGATGCGTCTGCACACGCCCCGTGACGGCGTAAAAGAATTTGCGTTGCCCGTGGTGGATTTACTGACAACAGATAAGTTACGCGAGAAGCTGGCTTGGTTTGGTGTCGTGGCGCTGAAGAAGCAAATGGAAAACATCATGGCCTACATCGTTCGTTCGGTGAAGGAAATGCAATACAAACAAGGAGCAGAAATCATGAGGACGCAGTTCGGCTGGACCGAGAAGAACAAGTCGTTCATTATTGGCGAGAAAGAAATTACCGCACAAGGCGACAAGTACAGCCCACCATCTAGCTACACAGCAGACCTTTCAGATTGGTTTAACCCAGTCGGTGACTTTGAAGAATGGAAAAGCGTAATCAATAAATATGACATGCCGGGGTTTGAGCCCCATGCATTTGGATTCTTTACTGCGTTTGGCGCACCGCTAATGAAGCATCTGCATCTCAAAGGTGCAATCATTAACATGATTAACAATGAGTCTGGCACAGGCAAGACGACAGCAATAAAGGCTATGCACAGTGTGTATGGGCACCCCGAAGAGCTGATGCTGATTGAGCGAGACACTATGGCTGTACGCTTACACCGACTCGGTGTGATGAACAACATTGGTTTGGGCTGTGACGAGATTACCAAGATGAAGCCAGACGACTGCTCTGACTTTGCCTACGCAGTCTCCCAAGGCCGAGGCCGTGGACGGATGAATTCCAATTCAAACTCTGAGCGCAAGAACTTTGCTAAGTGGCAGACTATGCTTCTCTGTTCGTCAAATGCATCGATCGTAGATAAGCTCAAGTCTTTGAAATCCACACCAGATGGTGAGTTGATGCGGGTAATTGAGTATCAAATCCCTGAGACTAAGCTAATCACTAAAGAAGAAGCCGACGAGATATACCCCAAACTCTACACAAACTATGGTCATGCAGGCCATATTTACATCCGCGACTTGGTGGAGAACTTGGAAGAGCGCATCCTAGAAGTCAAAGAACTACAGCGCATCATCGACAAGCAGATTGGATTTACAGGCCGTGAGCGATTCTGGTCAGGTGTAGCGGCATGCAACATAGCTGGTGCTTTATTTGCCAAGCGTTTGGGCATCCACGATATTGACGTAGGCCGCGTACTCAAGTGGGTAGTCGCCGAGTTCGGTCAGATGCGTACAGAAATTAAGCCACCAGTCACAACTCACAGCAGTGTGATCGGCGAGTACTGGAGCGAGCACCGCCGCAATACTTTGGTGATTAACGACCAAGCGGACAAACGAACGGGGGTGGAGATGCTCCCTATCTTAGAACCACAAGGCGAACTTATCATTCGGATGGAGCCTGATACCCAGAAGCTATTCATCATCAGCAAGAAGTTACGGGCGTGGTGTGCTGAGCACCAGATCACAATTAAAGACGTGTTGACCTCGCTTACCAAAGACGGCGTCTATGTCGGCACTGTGAAGAAGCGCATGGCTAAAGGCACGAAGATTAGCGGTATTCCACCAGTTGATGCGTTTGTATTTGACTGCTCGAAAGGTGACTTCCTTGACCCTGATGTCTTCATAGGTACTTCAGATACGGATGAGGCGCAAGCCGATGAGGATCAATGATATTGATTACCAAATTAACTGGCGTAAGTTTAAGCGGGGCACGTCATTCTTCGTGCCTTGCTTAAGGATAGAAGAAAGCAAAGCCACAGTTAAAGCCGTAACTAGACGGCTTGGTTTTAAGGTTGCAATAAAAGCCGTCATTGAAGACGGCATCAAGGGGCTACGGGTTTGGCGTAAGTAATCAACGCAACTTCTTTGCACCCGACAGGATCGGCGCAACCTCTGGCAATAGATTCTCTGGGATATCCACGCCAAGATTCACACCTGCGCTTGCCAACCCTTCGTACTTCTTCTCAAAACTATCTTCGATAGTTTTTTCTGGGTCATCAATAAAGTTAGGGTGTTTATAAGCAAACTTGTAAAACTCTTGTCGTGCTATGTTCTCGGCTGGACTGTTAGCCAAATGCTCTACCCAAATGCGGTCCAACAACTGAGACTTTTTGTTATTCAATCTAAGCATCTTCTCTGATGCCGCTGAGCTTGCACGCTCTACTAAAGTTAGCTTTTCTGGGCGGATACCGACAGCCTGTGCCGCAATGTCTAGCTTATCGAACTCATCTTTGTGCAAGACAGTTTTGCCCGAAATACGTTTAGCACCTTCTTCACTAAATCGATAAGCAACGGCTGGCTTAGTGGCAATTGCAGGGAACAGCTTTTCGTAGGCACGCTCGTAGTGTCCTTGCTGTACAAGTTGGTAAGCAGTAGGTACGTTATCAAGCATGTAACTTGGGAACGCGCCGAGGTTACTGATAACCATATCTTGCAGTTCTTGCTTAGCGTCAGCGTAGTAGCGTGCGTTACGGAAGAGCATCTCCCCGGGGTTTATACCAATACGTTCGGTCAAACTCCAGTTAGTTACAGCCGCAGGGATTCCGCGTGCAACAGCATGCGCGGCCTTCTTAGCTAATGCTTCCGCGCTTTCTTCGTCCATGCCAGACTGCATCGCTAGTTCGCTAACAGCTCCACTAAAATCATTCATTAGCATATTGAAGAACCAAGTCTCAAAGTCATCCCAGTCTTCGCCGTCTGGAGCAAATACTCTAGCAATCGCTGGTAGTAACGATACTAAGAAATACAAAGGCGTACCTTCTGCACCGGCCATTAAGAACGCAGTTGCATTGATGATGACTACCTTGCGGAAGGCTTCGCGGTGAATTTCTTTTTGGTAGGCTTCGTATTCTTTTATCTGCTGTTCTACAAGTTGTGTAGCATTTGGGGCGCCTTTGTACTGTTCGGTCAAGAACTTCTTGAACTCGTCCCGTTCTGCTGTTGTCAACGGTGCGCCAAACGCCAGCCACATATCACGATAGATAGCACGGAAAATCGTAACGCTCACTTGCTTGAACTGCATCACAAGCGCACCGACAGGCCCTGAGAACGCACGACCTTTAAGTTGGCGTAGGTATTCACCAAGCGAAGCCGCCGCCGCATCACGCGCATCTTCGATCGCCGCGTTAAATGCTTCTTCCTCTGTGTACTTTAATGGGTTACCTGTCTTGGTATCACGTTGGATAACGCCACGCTCGTCACGTTTGTCAGCAGTTAGGTACTGTTCGTATGCCAAATCAAATACAGACATCAGCGTTACTTCACGGGTAAGGCGGTCAAGCTGATGGAATGGCATGGCTATGCCTTGCATGACTCGGCTAAACATCCCGTTGCTATATAACTCAGATGGACGCTCTGCAAAATCAAACACGTCGCTGGTTTGCGATACGTTAATGTCGCCGTCGTCGGCAAACTTCTGCGCAGCACGGGCAGATGCACCCTTCAGGTAGCCACCTTCCACAATAGAAGGCCACGAGATTTCAGCTTTTAGACCTTTGCCCATAGGCACAAGAGTGCGTTTAGGTAGTGTCCGCATGTACTGACCAAAGTATTTAGCCATTACAGCATTTGCTTTAACGATACCGTACTTACCGCCTATGGTGCGCTCAGCCATAATTGGGAATGCCAAGACGTTCATCAACGCACTAGCAGGCGCAGTCAAGTTGACCATGAACATCATTTGGTTAGCGCCGCCAGCAAACCTAGCTAACGCACTCTTATCTTCCATACTAAAGATATGCTTGTAGCGTTTCTCAACTTCGTTGATGTAGTCGAGTGCTTCAGTCTGACGTTTTCCTTGTACAAACGCACGGATGTAATCATGAGCGTTGCTCATGTTGTTTAGGAATGGCTGAACAAACTTAAACCGAGACTGCTGATATGCCGCTCGTACAGATGTATCCGCAAACACACGCAACATGTCACCGCTTGCACCTTGGATAGCGCGGCGGTTAATAAACATCTTACGCATACTTTGCTGTGGCAAAAGAACGTAGACTAGTTGGTCAATAGCACCTTTAATTTCACTCTTGATAGCATCAGCCGACTTCTTAGTAGTAAAGGCTTGGCCTCCCTGAACTGTAGTCACTGTGTCAGAAATACTATCGATAAGTTCATTGACATCTTTTAGAGCGCCGCCAATATTTTTATTGTCGGTGTACAACTGCGATATGGTATTGCCAGCACGCATGCTTTCAGCCGCAGCCTGTTGAGTCACATTGCCTTTAGATAATTCAGCGTACCGTTTGTCGTACGCTAAATCGCGATCGATATGGTTTTCAAATGTGTAGAACTCGGTACGTCCGTTAGCGGTAACTTGGAACCAGAAATCACCAAATCTCCGTAATGGGAAGTATGGGCGGCTAAAGTTTTCTTCAGCAAACTGCTTGTTAATCTTACGTATTAGGTCTTTCTTCTCTGCCGATGTTTTGCCGCTTGTCAACACCCGCATCTTCATTTCACGGATAGTAGCCTTGAGCAGATCGGTATAGTAGTTACGTACTTCACGATACAAGTTTTGGAACTTAGGATCAAGTTTATTCCATGCGTCGACAAGCGGTTGCGGTGCAACTTTATCGTTAGGTCCAGCAGTCAATGGGTTTACGTAGCCGGGGCCTAGAGGATCGACTTCGATACCTTGAATAGTAGCTTCCAACATAACGCGTGACATCAAGCGGGATTGTGCAGGCGCGTCCAACTGCATCTGTGCCCACTTCTGAATAGTGTCTTTAGCACGGCTGAGCATACGTCCACGGTACGCCAACATATCTGTAATGATCTTGACCGCCGAGCCAATGTAAGGATTACTTTGCTGTACATCCTCTTTGAGCATCCGTAAGCCTAAGAATGGGAACTCTAGGTTACGTAATTTAAATTTACCCGCACGGCGAACCGCACTAGCTAGACTAGATGCTTCTGGAATACTACTCATTGCACCTTTGAGTGCATCAGCTAAACGAACTGCAGCATCCTCGGCGGTACGCCACTTACTTGTAATCGGGCCTTTTTTGTATCTGCCCTTCTTACCCTTGATCGGTGGGCCAAACCGCAACGGTGCATTTACTGCACCAGCTGGACGGAATGCAGAGAAGATCTCGTTGGCTTGGATTATTGTTGCGCCAGCTACGTTGTCGGCACCGAACATTTTCATTGCAAAACGCAACAGCGAGTTGTAGACCGACCCTTGTGCGGGTTCGTATTCGACGGTACGTAGTTTCTTTTGGAAGTCAGCGTTGGTTAGTGCTTCAGCAACAAACTCAAATACGTTCTTGAACCCATAGGCTTCAATGTTTAGTTGGCTCTTTGCATAGTTGTACATGACATACAACTGAGTTACTGCTTCGCGTTGGCGTTGGCTCAGACCTTTGGTGTCACGCAATACAAACTCAGTAGCGGCGTGCACAACCTCATGTAAGAACACGCGGTTAGTTAAGCCGAATTGACCACTAGTTCTAAGGCTGATTGCATCAGAGCTAGGCATGTACAAACCAGAATGCGTGAGGCCGGGCATGGCCTTATCAAACTCATCACGCACTAGCGCCAACTGCATATTCAGCGCAGATGTGTTGTACTGGGGTTTGTACAGTTCTTTCAAACCTGCATAAACAAGTTCTAAACTCTCAGACCGATCGTAGTTCTTGAAATACTTTTCAAATAGTTCTGGGTACGCACGGCGTACGTAGGTAAAGAGTTGGACTTGCTGCTGACTAGACTTGCTGTCTATGTGCTGGCGTACCAATTCTCTTTCACGGTTAAAGCCGATTGTTGTAGGTAGGTTCAGTTCTGCCAACCGTGCGGCAAGCACGGAGTAGATACCAGATGTGTTCTTTGCTACAGCACGCAGAGCGCCGCTGATGTCGTTGTTGTTTATTGCTTCAACTACGGAAGGGTGCAAACCCTTCTGCACAATCTGTCTAAATGTTTGGTCAGGCTTGCCTTCTGAAAGCATGTCTTTGGATACAAAAGTGCCATCGCCACGCAATACAGCATTTAGACCTTGGATGATCGGATCATCGCTACTCAAGCCGAATATAGATTTAAGCGTTTCAATGAACTCGCGCATCCATTGTTTTGCTTTTTGGAACTTAGTGCCAGCATAGTAGCGATCAGACAGTAGGTTAGATGCGTTAACCGCCCAGAATTCTGAAGGGTTAAATAGCGCATACATTTCGTATGGCACATCACCATCTTGGATAGCCTTAGACGCAAGCGTCCAAGCAACCATGTCTTGCTCAGTGTTGGCTTTGATTACGTTATTTAGATAGAACTGAAGCGCTGTGTTTTTAGTTTTAGCTGCTTCTTTTAGCTTGTCTCTAATCTGGCGTGACCATTCGTTGCGTATCAAACGGCGTACTTGCACGGGCAACATACGCTCAAGATGGTGCAGTATTTCGTGAACAGCCGTGTCTTCTTTAGTAGCGGCGTAGCGTTCAGTTTCTGTCTCAGCCTCAAACGGTGTCGGCGCTTTGCGTGTAACTAAACGAACTATTTTTGCAATAGGGTTGTAGTTTCCGGCAGTACCTTCAGTAGCTTCTTTTTCCCTCTTTGTTTTTGGGAGGGCGATCTTAATAGCTAGATCATCTGCAAGCGCGGGGTTCTGAATCAAGAACCAAATAGCAAAGTCGGCGGTCTCTGGACTAATGCGCCCAGCTTTCTTAGCATCTTCTAATGCGGTTACAACACGACCGAATCCACGCTGTTTACTCTTGTTGCTACGACTTCTATCCGCACGCTCTCTAATGCTCTCGTTAATCTTGAGCATCGCTTCCGCGTATTGCTCTGGAGTAATCTTGCCGTCTTTGTAGAGCGCATCTAGTTTGTTTATGCCCCTTTGATTATGGGCAATAGCTTCGGTAAGGTCTGGTCCAACTTCGTCTGGAAGCGCGTTAGCAACGATGCTTCTAAACATATTCCTGCGTCTGTCCGCAGCTGCAGCAGATGCAAGGTTTGGAGTTGTAGTAGCAGAATCAATAGTTCTGTTTACTGTCTTTGTTGGGGGTGTGAATACATTACGCTCAAGTCCGTCACGGTTCTCTGGCTTGCCCGATAGGAGAGACGCTAAGTTTGCAGGGTTGTCAGGAACAACAAACACCGATGAGCCATCCATTTGCTTGAGATGGTTATCAATCAGGAACTTATAGGTTTGTTTGTTTACGTTGATGCAACCAAACGAATAGCGTGAATCTGTTTCGCTTTCACTGGCAATAGCCTTTGCACGCATAGCGGCGTCGGACTCGTGCATCCACACCGAGTGCATCAAGGTCATGCTGTATTCGCCGCCGATAACTTTATCTAGCACGAACACTTTGCCGAAGTCATACTCGCCAGCAGTCTTTGCCTCGTCAACGCTACGCATTGCATCACGCAGGCCGAATGTGAAGAACCCTGCGGGGGTGATACGGTTCTGTGGAAGGTTGTTGTTACCTTTATAGAAGTCCCCGGGGGCCAGTCCTGTCAGCGTCTTGGTACGCAACAATAGAGTACCGTCAGGATTGAACACGTACGTGTGACCCTTGGGTTTATCTACGATCGTAAGGATTTTGTTGTTTGCTTGCAGCTTATCTTTGATAGATGGGTACAGAACTTTATAAGACTGCTTAGCGCCGTCCGACATCATCTCCGTGCCCGCTGGCAAGTCAGCAAGTACCTGTTCAGTTATGGCAATTGTGGCTGTTGGGTAAGTAACAAACTCGGCGGTGCTTACGTTTGTTGGGTTAAAGATAATTGCTGCAGTTAAGACACCTGCATGCAGTTTGCCAATAATGTCACGGATGGCTTCGGCAATAACCTCGGCACCTTCGTTGGCGTAACGAACAATATCTTCTTTAACTTTGAGAACGAAGTCACGCGAGCCTGCGCTTAAGCCATAGTGCTTCTCTAGGCGATTTACATCAGGTGCAGGAAGAGCCGCAAGCTGTGGCGCTACGGTTTCTTCTACGATACGGACTTCACCTTCTACGGTGTAGGGCTCGTGAGTAAGCGCAGTAAATGCGTTCTCGGCTTCTTTCTCTAATACTTCCCACTCAGCATGTGCTTTGTTTCGCTCATCAGTTAAGCGTTTAAGTTTTACAGGAGAAGGCTGGCTACCATCAGAAGGGTCTTCTTCTTGAGATAGTGCTTCATCAGCAAGTGATAAAACTTCCCACGCCTTCTTTGCTTTAGCGGCGGCGGAGTCGTAGACTGCCTGTAGATCAGGTGATGCTTGATCGGGTGGTGGTAGCGCAGGTACTTGTTGTACTGCCGCAGGTGGAGTTATAACTACAAGATCAGTACTGATAGGGGCGGGTTCGCCGTTAAACTCTGGTGCTTCTGGTTTTGCTACTTTAGCAATTTCGACGTCTAGTTTGTTTAGCTTTTCTTGTAAAGCATCATAGGTTTCACGCTTCTTGGTACCCGTCTTTGGCCTATTACCAGTTTTGGTATGCAGCTTAATCATCTCCAAACGTGCGTTTTCGCGCTGCGTTTGTAGTTCTTCAACCGTAGCTGGCTCTGGTTTATTTACTGCATATATAGATTTGCCGTTTGCTTCAGCCTGTTTAGCTTCCGCTAATGTAGTGACGGGCGTAAGGCTAGTAGGGCCACCATATCTTTGGGCGATACCAGCATAATAGTTAGCGCCGTCCCATAAGTTATCTGTATTTGGATCTGTCCAATCCCCAAGTGAAACGCCATTTGTAGGGTTTTCACGTCTAATTTGTTGGATTGTTTCTTGATCTTTTACTGGCTCAAGAGTTGCTGTAGGCGTCTGTTTTTCGTTGTGCTCTGCAACTAACCGATCAAATTCACGGTCGGCGGCATCGGATACATACTGATCTTTCTCGCCTTTCTCAGCCAATGTATCGAGCGTGTTTTGTTTATACGAATCAAAGGCCGCATTAAGATCGCCATTGAACTCAAGGCTATCTACTTGGTCAATAGCGGCATCAAAGTTAGTTTTGGCAATTTCGCGAGCGTTGGCTTTACGGGCTTCTTGAGCCGTCTCTTGTTCAGCAGCCTCGGCGTCTAATCTATCTGCGCGTTGCAGATCTGTTTCTTCAGCAACGGCAGGTGCGGCTTCTTGAACAGCGGCAGGTGCGGCTTCTTCTTTCTTACCAAAGATGTCGGGAGGCTCTGGGACTGTTTGGTCTTCTTGCAGAGGCACGAACTCGTGCGTAGTTTGGATCGCTGCACGTTCGTCGGCGGCTTCTTTAGCGGCTAACTTTTCATCTTCAGTCTGTGGAGGCGCGGCCTCTTCAGCGTCTATCTGTTCTTGGTTGTATTTATCCAAGTCGGCGATAAGGTCGTCTTCAGACTTTTCTTTTTTGGTTCCTTCTTTGCGCAGGAATCCTTTGGACTTAGCCAGTTCTTCTGCCGACGGCTGACGTTGGTCAACGATACTTTGAGCTAATTTGTTAGTCTGCTCTTGGACGATTTCACCAGTGCGTTGCAACGCACGAGCAATAACAGCATGCCCGCCACCCATACCAGCACCAGCCATTAAGCCTTGTGCTGCGGCTTCTTCTACACCTTCGTTCCAAGGACGACCAGTAGCAAGATTAGTAAAGATTTGTTCTTGCACCGACTGAGGCATCTCTTCAAAGACGCCTTCTTTAATCAACTCATTACGTACAACTTTTGCTAGAGACTGGTCAGCAGCGCCAACACCAACCCCTTTGACGCCCGCAGAGCGTGCAGCAATTTCAGTTTCTACGTCACCGATACCAAGTTTGGACGCCGCTTTACCAGCAACAACACCAATAGCCGCCGTGCCAAACCCCGCCGCTAACGCAGGAGCTACGTATTCATCCCAATCTTTACCAGCGGCACGGGCTTGGTCAGCAATAGAACCAGCGGTTTGTGCGCCCTCGGCGGCACTTGCGGCGGCAGCAATTTGAGTAGATTTCTCTTTTACTTTTTCGGCAATAAACTTCTGTGCGGCTGCACCTGTTAGCCCGCGCTCTGCTGCTTCTTGCGTAGCTTTACCTGCAAGATACCGTACGAACTTACCACCAGCAGCACCTGCACCAACAGTTCCGGGGAGAGACTCAACAATCGAATCTAGCAGCGCAAGCGGGTTTACTGCAAGTGCTGCGGCGGTATTAAAGAATCCTTTGGCTTGAGCAACTTCGTTTTGTTGCAGTTGCATTTGTGGAGATTGCAGCCCAGATATAAATTGACTTGTGGCTTCGGGGTCGTAGCCAAGCTTGTCCAGCATCTTCCCCCACTGGCCTATCTGGAGCGGGTTGATATTTGGATCGTCGGGAATCCAGCCAGTAGCAAGTTGCGCTAGACCAGCAGCAGACTGCCCTAAACCTACAATGCCTTTAGCTGTAGCGCCAGCAATGTCTTGCCCAAAAGAACCAACGCCATAGCCTTCTTGTTCGGCTTGACGTTTAAGTAAAAACTCTTTAGTTGCAGCAAGCTCGGCGGCTTTCTTAGCAGCAATCTCCTGCTCTCTTGTTCTGCGTGCCTCGCCACGCATGATCTGTTGGTCGATAGATTCAAGCTGACGACCGGGAGTAAACATAACCGACTCAGGACTACCGCTCTGGCGCATAGTCTCCAAGTTCTTTTGGTAGTCAACAGTAGGCGGCTCCATCTTGACGCCGCGCTCAAATATAGATTTGCCTTTAGGAACTGGACGGGTAGGCTCTTCTTCCGCTTCAGCCATGCTGACGCCAGACGTCCCCACACTCGTAGGAACGGTCATTCTTTCTTGTATAGGCGATTTTGCGGCGGCTAATGGGACAAACGTAAACTCGCCACCTTCTCCTTGGTCTTTTGCCTCTGTGGGTTCAGCCTTGGAGAGAGGAACGAATTCGTATGTCATGAGGTGCCTTTTGCGTACCCGATTAGTTTACCGGTAGAGTCAAGGATTTCATACCCTTGAAGGGTCTTCCTTCCTATGGTAGCACCAGCTGGCGCTCCTGAAACGCTCTTAATATCTGGTGCCCCTGCTGCGCCCGTAGTTTGTTTTGCCGCTGGAGCGGCGTTGGGGTTTTTAACCCCATGCTCTGGCATAGGTGCAACTTGCGTAATTTCATCTTTGGATTTACCAATAGTTTCGGCGTGTCTACCAATAGCCTCGTCGTATTTCCGCTTATATATCTCTGTAAATTTAGCATCTGCATCTTTAGCGCCCCAAACATTTTTGGATGACGCTTCCGCTAACGCACTCTTACGGGCCTCATCTGCAGCTTTAAGAGATATATTGCCAAAGATTTTCTTGTTCTCAATTTCTGCTTTGTTAGCGCCAATATCAGAAGTCTTAGTCGTTGCAATAATATCTTTTAGTGCCGTAAGTTTTGACTCTAAAAGTGGGATCTGTTTGTCATTAGGATCTTTATTTTTTAGGTCAACAATTTGTTTTGCTAGCACTGCAGCATCACGATCAACCTGTGGCAACTTACCTGCACCGCCCGAACCAGCGGGAGCACGCAAGGCTTGCGCCATCTTAGCGAAGTTACCACCAGATGCAGTCTCACGAGCGCGGTATTCTTTAATTGCATTGAGTCTTGCAACTTCAGCATCTTGTACGTCTTTGCGAGCCTCGGCGTACATACCCATGTTTTCTTTGCGCTTGGCATCAGCCAAGTGGAACTGCATTTGACCGAGGTATCGTTTCTCAGCGCGGTCGGCCTCGCCAGCTTTAGCGAATCCAGTACCGAGTGCTCCTAGACCAGCACCAAAAGCACGAAGCGTTCCTCCGGGTTGAAGGACGGCTGGAATTGCTTGCAAAGCAGCAAGACCTTTGTTTTGTTCTAGGACCTTAGCGCTAGTATCTTTATCTTCAGCTAGTTGCTTCTCGTACGCGCCATATGGGTCGGGGCCAGCCATAGTTTTTAGGTCTTCATAAGACCGCTGCTGTGCGGACAATCTGCCCTTACGAGTTAGAGGCTCATACTGTGGAGCGTTCTGTAATCTTGCTTGCGAAGCCAAAAACCCTTGCGCCATAGCCTGTTGGGAAGGCGTACCTGTAAAGCCAATTGAAGCACCATCTTGGTCAGTTGTTACTCTTTCGTCATCTTCGGAGTCATCGACAACATCACCTTCTTTAAACGCCATAATGCCGCCACGAGCAGCACGAACCATATTGTCAGCAAACTGCTCTGGCAACTGTCCAGCAATACCACGATTGATAGCCGCGTCTTCCTGTCTTATGGCATCGCCCTGCTTCATCAGCCCTTGGGCTTCTAGTTGGGTGTTTATATCCCCACGTGCTTGAGCACCTTGTGCCGCAGCCTGTAATCCTTCGTTAGTAGGGATCTTAGCAACCGCAGCATCTTTAAACCCACGACTTAAAACACTACCGCCGATACCGTACTTTGGTGCGTCTTCTGCTAAACCACCACCCGCAATTTTGCTTAATCCGTATGCACCTAGACCCAAAGCACCCAGAGTTTGCGCTCCAGTCGGAGGCGCTTGATAGACCTGAGAGGTCGTGTTCATGCCCATTGGTGTGTTGTGCACCAAGTTTGCCATGTAGCTGAGCTGCTGGTATGGGTAGTTTTTCTGAGCCAAGAAGTCGTTGTAGGCAGTAGTCAAACCTTGTTGGTTCAAAGCCTGCTGTTGTGCACCATACTGGTTCTGCAGTTGGTTGATACCCATCTGCTGACCATACTGAGTCTGACCTAACTGGCCTAACTGACCAGCGGCTTGGTTTGCCAATCCAAAACCAGCAAGCTGGTTTTGCATGTTTGCGTTGTACTGGTTTTGTGCGTTAGTAAATGCATTGCCGTAGGCTTGACCAATTGCTTGGTTTTGTGCTGTACCAAGATTACGTTGGTTTTCAGCCGCCATGATCGCGTCGCGCGAACCGCCAAATGCACCAGCTTGTGTAGCCTGCCCAGCCTGCTGAGTTCCAGTAATACCGTACTGACGACGTAATTCGTCCAGCTGTGGATTTAACACTTGCTGCATGTACGGGTTCATGTACCCGCCAACATTTTGTTGGAAGTTCTGTGGGTTAGCTTGCCCTGCAACGCCTAGACCACCCAAGCCAGATACCCCAGCCAATGCCGTGCCAGTGTTTAGCTGCTGAGACGGTGCCATGTTTTGGGCACCTTGGAACGCTTGATTCTGTAAATCAGTAAACCCAGCAATACGATTTCCGCCGTATGGTTGGTATGGATTCTGATTGATATCAGTTAAAGCAGCGCCTTGCGACAGTACGTTCTGCGCATATGGCTTGGCCCAATCAGGTAAGTCTTGAACTTGAGTCTGTGTTTGTGTCGGGCTAGAAGGAGCAGACGATCCGCCACCGCCAAGGATTAAACCGCCGTCGGCCTTGCGGTAGGTTGCGCTATCTCCAAGAGGCTCACCCAAGGCATAAAGTTCTCTGCGTGAGTAGGTCATGTTTGCTCCGTGCTCAAAATTTTCGTAAACAGCTTATCGGTAAACTTGTAACCAAGGTACTCAAATAGCCGAGAGTTGTCCATGTGCATTTTTGTGTGCATGATTATTCTGTGCACACCTTCACTTTTAAGCACGCGTTCGGCGTACTGGAATAGTCTTACTCCGTTACGTCCTTGGCGGAATTCTTTCTTGAGAAAGTAAATATCCTCAAATGCTGTCTTGCAGCTCATATAGTGTAAATGAGGTTGGACTATAAAGATAGCGTATCCAACTAGCGCCCCATCTATCCTACAAGTTATGCACTTCAGCATCTTCGCCACGCACAACCGCCCGTAGGCTTCATAGTCTGGCATCAAGGGAAAATCTTTAGTTACGCAGAGCTCTTCATAATGCTCAGGCAAAATTACCTTCAGCTCCTCAATAAATGAGGATGGGTCTTCATCTGCGTATATCGTGCTCATGCAGGCAAGTGCCTGTCAACTTTGTTGTTATACGCGACGCGATCTTTGCCTACAGTTTTCTTTCTAGAGGCTTGGATTCTGTCCATCATTGCGTACAACTTACGTGCACCAGCCTCGGTCGAGCCATTGCCCAACTCAGAAACTATACGTGCAGGTACTACAAATTCGCCGTCGGCTAAACGTGCGGGCTGTTTTTTACCTATGACAGCAGGAATAGAATCAGAAACACCATCGCCGGGACCCCGCAAGAGACGACCACCATCAGAATAACCGCCCAAGTTATATCTTGCATCGGAGATACCTCCTGTAGCCATTTTTTGCTCCCCTGTGTAGGGGTCTACTCCAGTATCGCCGGGGCCTGTCAGTACATTTTGGGATACAGGTGTTTGGTACGGAGTAGCGTATGCGTTATTATGCAAATATGCTTGGGGAAAACCCGTATTGGCACCGATAGCATTTTGGTTAGACATTTGCTCTACAGGGTTTCTACCAACAGTTGCTCCGCCGTCGGCGTAGCCATACTTAATTGGATACCCATAAAGCGAGGACGCTTCATCAGCAGAGAGCGCTGTGTACTTACTGCCGGGGAAATAAAGATTTTCTCTGCCTGTTGCACTAGCCACAGGAGTCGGCGTAGCCATACCGGGTGTGTAGCTATAACGCGGTACAACTGCTTGTCCCGATGCACCAGTGGCTGTTGTTATGCCGGGGATGTTTAAGGTACCGGGTTTTGCTAACGAAGAAGCAACGGCAGGAGCCGCAGGAGCCAAAGCCTCTGCACCCAATTTAGCTAAGCCTGCATAGCTACCACCACCAACGTCTTTTAGTTGAGAAGGATTACTTACAACTTGCTGTGCGCCAGTCATCATAGCGTTAAAGCGATCTGTAGGCGCCATGCTAGAAAGACTTTGTGGGGCAGTTTTAGGTGCCGTGGCTTGATACTCATTCATCAAAGTAGCACGGTTCTGCGCTAACTCAGCGTCGGTATACGGCTGCATTGGTGTATTAGTAATTTGACCCCCGCTTGTTGGGTTATACGAAGGATCCATTTTTGTAAGATTTGCCTGTTGTTCCGCTATCTGCGTTTCACGATCAGCAACCATCTTTTTCATTTGTTCATCAACAGCTTCGTTGGCTGTAGCGCCACCTGTTAAACCAGCTTCAGAACTAACACCAAGTTTTGCTAAGCCTTCACCTAATCCAGCACCACCATAAGCACCGAGGCCAGCCATCAAGCCGCCCATCAACCCGCCTTTGGGGTTAAGAATCATACTTCCAGCACCTACCATTAAGCCCGCGCCTAAAGCACTGGTTATGCCAAACCCTGCCGGACCTAAAGCAGCGCCAGCAACCATAGGCAAAATAGAAGACAAGAAGCCTGCTTCAACTAGTCCAGTGTGGGGGTTGATTGTTAGATGCCCGCCGTGTTGTTGGGCAAGAGCTTGGAGACTTCTTACTTCACCCTTATCCATGTGGACAAGTTCGGTATCTTTACCACGACCGTGGTCGGCTAAATGTTGGGCAGCAAGTTGTAGGCTCATTTTTGCCTCGTAGATGGGGGGTTAATTGAGTTTATCATGATAGAGGGGCTGAGACAAATGAAACCGTGGCTATGACAGACGGAACTGCTGGACGCACAGGGGAAGTTCTTGTACCCCCGTAAGTAATAGAAACATGTGTATCCGGTGTTGACCACACAATTTCAAAATAATCACCGGCGTTTAGCGAAATAAAATAATTCCATGAAGCAACGGTTGCCGATGCCGCAGCGCCGCCAGTCAAAACAATGTCTGTGCATGAATTGTCTATGTTCACACCGTTTTTTGCAAACCAAACACTGACCACGTCTGTTCCAGAGTTGGAACGCGTAAACTGCGCCGAGAACTGAATGTTGTATACGCCGGGATACACAACTGTAATGCGTGAATTACTAACAATAGAAACACCGTTTGATATGGCGGAATCGGTGCTGTTTAATGTGACTTTGTATGCGGTGTTAGCTACTGCTGCGTTTTGAGTCGTCGTGTCGTAGAAAGACCCGCAGACTGTGCGCAGAAACCTGCCGCCCGTGTTGGTCAGTAAGCTCTGGGTCAGGTTGTCTAATTGATTGAAATACTGGCGCAGAATACTGAAAGATGAGTCAATAAAAGTCTGGTCGTACTGAACCGGAGCCGCAGGTAAACGCGGCTGTTGACTAGCACGTAGCTGGGTATTGGTTGGGATGGTCATTAAGCAATGCCCCAGTGCATACGTTCAAGTTCTTTGCGGGCTGCGGCTGCTTCCTCTATGGTTGCATAACACTTTGAAACATACAATCCGAACATACGGCTACCTCCTCCCATCCGGTCTGACATCAATACGTGGAGTGCCTAACTGCCACTGAGTGCCTAAGTTGTTTGATTCAATCCGAAATGCCATCTGCCTGCCCCGTGCCCGCACATACACAATTTGTGTAAATTTTTGGACGTTGTAGTAAGGCGCAGTGGAGTAGTTGTTTGCGCTGGTAACCAATGGATTGTCGGCATCACCGTAAGCCGAACCGGGATTAGCCCTCGGCTTAATCGTGAAATTAAGGTTGGGTGCGGAGCTTGTTGAGCCATCAAATGTGACGTCAGGAATAACACGCCAAACAAAACCATAGTTATGACCATCCCCGATGTCAAAGTCCGCAGATTGGCAATAAGCATCAATAGCCACTGGAGTACCTGTCTCATTGTTGTCAATCCCCGTTTCATGGTAAACAACAGCTGCATTGGTATAAGCACTACTAGAGACATACCCTATAGCTACAGTTGGCTCTGCGCGAAGCGGACTATCTAGCCAAGCAGTACGAGGACGAACAGTTGTACCGTTCATGGTTCCATAGTACCAAGTGCGCTCTAAATGGTTATAGATTACATAGCGGTCAATAAGTGAATTGGGGTTGGCGGAAGTTCCAGAACCATTTGTTCCATCGGCATTAGTACCAGTAACAGATGGATAGAACCACCATATTTCGTTGTAGCCCTCGTTTGTTCCGCAGTGAATCTGGAACGCCTCGGTCAAGTTAATGTTGTCATAGATGTACTGGCGGATAGAGCAAGGCAAAGTTTCTACGCGACCGGAATACATATAAAACTTATCAGCACCCATCCAGTAAACCACGTTACTAGCCACGGCGGTGCAGTTGGGGCTGACAATAGATAAGTTATCCCCAAGAATCTGAGTACCCCATACGTAAGGAGGACCAAGATATTGAAGCGAATACAGTGCCGCATCAGTCCAAACCAATACCTCTTGACGGGTCTGTAACCAACTAATAATTGAAGAGCCACGGCTTAGACGAATACCGCCTGCTTGGTTGGTAACTTGTGGTGTCCACACGCCAAATAAGCCTTGATCTGACCAGCGAATCTGAAGCGGGTCTTGGGCAACAGTTGCATACACACCAGTAGGATCGTTACATCCCCAAGCAAATACAAACCTAGATGAGTCGGATACTAAGACGCCATTTGCTACAGATGGGAATGTTGCGTCTAGCGTAGTAGTTCCAGCCGTATTTGTAATGGTTCCACCAGCAACCATTGTTTGCGCTCTGTCGTATACGTTTGGACTGGCATTGTTTGCCCAGTAATACAACGCACCACCACGGGGGTTGATGATTAAGTCTTGACCAAAGTTATTCTGACTCCATAAGCGGATTTGAATACCAACACCCGTTGTGGCTGCGGAACCCCAGCCTGTCGCAGTAGCTGCAAATTGAGAAACTAAGTCGCCACTAGAGTGCGCCGTTGCAGGAGTGTTGCTTACGCCGCGAGTAATGGTTCCAGCAAATGTAGTACCAGTGGTTGAGGTGTATGTGATTGCCTCGCCGCCAATATATATTGTTCCGCTAGAAGCAAAACCAGTAGTGGATACAACCGTAATAGCGGAAGTAGAACTAGCAGTGATGCTTCCATTAAGAGTGGTTGAGAATGCGGGTCCGGTAGAGCCGCCCCAGCCACCAGCACCCCAGCCAGTGCCAAAGGTGAAAGTTCCATAACCACTGTTAAGTTGGTAACTACCAATCGTAGAAGCGCCGCCAGAACCTGTGTCACTGCTATTTGCCGCAACAGAAGCAGTTATTGTGTAAGCGTTGCTGTTTACGTAAGTGATTTGATACTCACGGTTTAACACCGATGCGGTTATGTTTCCACCCAAAGAAGCAGCACCACTAAAACAAACAAAATCGCCAGTCTGGGCGCCGTGCCCAGAGTTAGAAACCGTAATAGTTGCAGAACCATTAGTGGCTGCAAAGGTAACCGCTCCTGCGGATGTAGTGAAACGAATGGGGGTAATGTCGTTAAAAGCACCGCCACTGGAGTTTTGTATGTAGTACTTAAGATTAGTACCAACACCAAGAAGGTTATATCCGGATAAATTAAGCCAGTTCCACATTGACTTAACCACACCCCAGAACGCACCGGTTGTCGGGGCTGCTGCAACAGATGTTCCGTTAGATACAAGAGTGCCTGTGGGTACTGGAGAATAGTAATTACCTGTGTCTCTTACCCAGCCACCAATCTTCTCAGGAAAGCCAGAACGAAACCGAATTTTGTCGGACTCAAACCATCCGCCCTCGTTGGCAAGGGTGGTTGATTCTCTGTTGACGCCCGGTCTAAATTGCAGTTTCTGTAATGGCATATTACTTTGCGTGGTATTCGGCTTCGGTCAAGATGCCGGGTTTGTACTTACCTTCGGGTTTATAGATAGTCAACTCTTGCTGACGCATCTCGGGGGCAAACGATATATGCATCCATCTGCCGTACTCGTGGATCATCTGGTCAAACTTAATACCAGCCTTCAAAACTAGCTGGCACAGTTCGTAAGGAGTATGAGCAGAGCTAGAGCAGTCAATTGCCCACCCATCCATGTGGCTGCTAACCTTGGAACCACCCACAGCCACATTAACATCAGGAAGGCGAAGCCAAGAGTTAACACGCATAGGTCCTGTAACAGCACGGACTTTCTCCAAGTTTTCAGCCGCTATCTTCATGTTCGCCAGTTGACGCTCATCGGGCTGGTTGTTAATGTGCATACGCACAGCGGTCTCGCTATACGTCGCCTCATCAAGCGAAAAATGCTCACTCAGTTGCGTCATTTGATGCCTTTCCAATGTGAATACCTGTAATTAGACCAATAAAACCACCAACAATAGTTTGGAAAGCAGGCCCAACAATATCAAACACAACTTTGTCATCAACTGTTGGGTCAAGGATTGCTTGAACAAACATCCAGACCATTGAGGTCACTACTTCCATCAATGCCACACAAGCAATAAGTGTGACGATTGCTTTTAAATCCCATTTCATTGTTTACCCCTTACTTGGTTGTAGAGATCGATGCAGGCGTTGAGACTGCGGATTGCTGAGTCGCCGTCGGCTGTGATGGCGACAAGAGATTGACTAACCGTTGGGTCAAGTTCGGCTCGGCTGATCGTATTTCCGGTGGTAGAGGTGGAATCTGAGCAGGTTTGAACGGAGCGGGTGGCGATAGAAAACCGCAGCTCGCCAGTAGCAAGGTTAGACTGCAACTCAGTAATTTTGGCTTTAGCTTCATTGTTTGCCCTTTCTAATTCCCGTGACTTGGCGTTTGCCAGCACCTTCATCTGTTCTTCCTTGTCGCGCTCAATCAAGTTTAACCGAGCAATCTCAGTTTCTTGTTCCACATAGGCCACATGATGCCCATAAAAGAATGAGCTGACAACCAGCGAAATGACGCTTACAAGTATCCAAGGATTAGTCAGACTTAGCATTTTTGATTTCCTGTTTTAACTTTCTAAGTTCTTTGATCTCTTGTTTGAGCTGCGCACGCATGTATAGGGTTTCTACGTATGCCATTGAAGTAACTCCTACAACAATACATATCGCTACCCCTATCAATACCCACCAGACAAGCTTCGCAGTTGCCACATTAACCACCCAAAAAATAATGACACAAACATCACGGCAATCACCCCACTTGTTATCTCAATACAATAAATTTCATCTCGTTCACGCTTCCATCTAGCCAACCTAGCTTTGCGAAGCGTCTCACTCCTTGCCCACTCCTGCTCTTGCTCAATCTTCTTGTACATTTTCAAGAAACGGGAGTACAAATCCTTCAACTCTGGCGGTGCGTAGACCATAGCCTCTCGCACCTGCTCCATCAACTTCTCCAACTGCAACTCAATCAGCGCACGCTCAATAGCTTTCTTGCTGGTGTTTTGCGCCGGGTCGTAGTTAGTTTTGCTCTCCTCTTCTAATTCAAGATAGTGGTTTGTGATCTGTTGTTGTGTATCGAAGAGTAGCCCAAGGTTGTCTCCAATGTCTTTAATGAGCTTGAGCTCGAGTTCTTCGTAGGACTGTTGTTTGGCTGATACTTTGGCTTTCTTTTTCGCCACAGGCTTTGGCGCTTCGGCGGCTGGTTTACTAGCAAATAGACCAATGAACCAATCAAAAATTCCTTTGATTGCCTTGACATCTCCAATGACTTGTTCCGCTGTTGATTTCGCGTTCTCAAGCTCCATCCGCCCTTCATGCAGGAGTGCGCACCCTTGCTTGATAAAGCCAACGGCAGTCTGGGCTGCCATGAGGAGAGTAAATGGGTCCACACCTTAGTACTTATCCTCAGAAAACACGTTTACAAATACCGTGCCGTCTTCCAGCGCCTCGATCTCATGCCATTCAGCCGCTTTGAGATTTATTGGTTGCGTGTACTTGTCAATCACTTTCTCAATTCCTTCTTTACGAATCACACAACTACCACTATGACACATAGTCAAATGGGAAAATGTATGACTATGCCGTGGTAAGCCTTCGCCCTTGTTTGCGTGATACACATTCAAAGTTGCTCCGTCATAAGTGACAGTATGAGCAAGACTTACCGCTTCAGTCATAAATCCTGTGATCCCATTGTTGTTGGTTGATTAGGACTAGGTTCTACAACTGGTGGAACAAATGCTCCAATCTCACCAAATTCACCTGCTAATGCTCGTTGATAAATATCACGACCATAGTCATAACAATCATAGTTTGTTGCACCAAATGGCAATTCCTCGTTATATTCTGCAAATTTAACTGTCAAAGATATTATTGACTTGTCTTCAGAAGCAAAGGTAGGATTTTTGGCGTATTGAAAAGTTAGCATTTATTTTTCCTTTAGGCAATCTTTACACACATTACACCTTGAATTGGTTGTCCACATTGAGCAAATGCACCAAAACTCATAAATCTCCATGTACCACTAGCGGCATTGCTAGTGGGATTTCCAGTAGATTGATTCATACATTTAAATTGACCATTACCAGTTCCCGCAGATAAAGTATCGCCCGGGTTTATGCTGAGTGTTCCTGTATTTGTGATATTTCCAACCGCATACGATCCAATTGTGTTAAATGCAACTGAACCTAATGTTAGTGTTCCGCTAGTAGTAATAGTTCCACCAGACAATCCATTGCCAGTTGCAATAGATGTAACTGTTCCAGTAGCAGCATTTGTCCAGCCCGGTGCGCTTGTACCGTTAGAAACTAAGACCTGCCCAGCCGTGCCAGCCGCTGAAACTTGATGCGAAGAACCATCACCATAAACAATACCGCCAGCAGTGGGAGTTGCAGCGCTGTTATTGCCACCATTAGCAATTGGCAAAATTCCAGTCACACCTGTGGTTAGGGGTAAACCCGTAACATTGGTCATTGTTCCAGATGCTGGTGTTCCCAAAGCTGCGGTTACTAGCGTTGGACTATTTAATGTTGGTGTAGTTATTGTTGGGGATGTAGAAAGAACTGGGCCACCTGATCCTGTTGAAGCGCCCGTAGCACCTGTTCCGCCTTGTGAAGTAGCCAATGGAGTGCCCAAGGTCAAAGTTGGCATGTAGTTTGTAGCCGCCACAATGTCTGTGCCAGCGCTGTTCATCATCAAGATGACCTTTGCCCCGTTAGGAACTGATACACCGGTTTGGCCTGAGACCTTAACTGTTACTGCATATCCACCAGAAGTGTTGTTGTAAATAAAATACAACTTTTTATTAGTTGGAACGATCAAGTTACGGGCTGCAGTCAATGTGCCCGTGCATTCAATTACCATGTTCCGAGCAACACCAGTAGCCCCGTTTGGTATGGTGATAACCGTATCTGCTCCGTCAGTAATTGCCTGAGTAACAATTCCTGAGATAGCCTGTTCAATTAGAGTGCCAAGATTGATGTTGGTGGTCTGCCCCCAGTTACCGGCTTGGTCGCCGGTGCCCATCAGCTCTAAGGCTAGGTTGGTTGAATATGTACTTGACATAGTGGTTTCCTTTGTATGGGATTATGCCTGTGGCGTATCTGCGGGTAAAGGCGTGTTGCCTTCTTCCAGCCACTTTAAATAGACTTGGTAATCTGTATTTGCGGGGTCAAAAGGTATACAGGCACCATCAGACGCTCGTTGAATTTGATTTTCAAAAACTTCATTAGTTAATGTGTTGATTATTTTTTTATACATTTTATAACTCCGCAGATGAAGTCCAAGTTAATACTTGTGCAGCAACCGAATTACCAAGCCCAGCATTTGATGCGCCTGTGTACATAGTTACTGATGATGTACCACTTCCCCCTTGATCAAAAGTAGCCGTCATTGTTGGATTGGCTCTTTTTATTACCATAAAGTTTATAGTGAAATATCTGTTAGTTGCACCAAGATTTGGTTGATACATACTTTGTGCTTGTACAGATTGTTCATAATACCTCTGACACAAAGCCAACTCAGTACCATAAGGTCTGTAATCAAACGATGTTGCGGTACTGCCTTTTTCTAGTTGTACGCCTGTGATGTATAGCGTAGCACCATTAGTAGCCACAAGATTTGTTTGTCCTGTTGCCGCTTGATAGTTATTTGCCGACCAAGAACCAGCAGTACCAGCATAAGTTGTCCCAACACCAAGACTAAAAATTACAAATATTCCTACACCATTAGTTGTTAACCATGTTCCTGATGTAGGGCCTGTAATTGTTATAGTTTTTTGTTCAAATGTATTTGCTGAATTAATTGTGTAAGTAAAAGGATATGAATAACTAGACGCACTATTTTGTAATGCGCCGCCAAAAGTTCCTGTCAAACTAGAACGAACCCAAAAAGAAATAGTAATAGAAGAAGCACCAACTGCGCCCCACCCTAAATCAGTTATGTTTAACCCTTCTATGGGTTGAGTTATATGTATAGCATCTCCTGTGGCTGGAGTGTAAGCAGTAGAAGATGTAACAAGTAAAGAATTTATAAATCCAGCAGGTGCTGTGGTAGATGATGCAACAGTAAATTTTGATGCAACTGTTGTTTGATACGCCCATCTGTCGCAAGCAACATAAGTTCTTGCATTAGTAGTTGTTGCTGAAACTGCACTTGTTCCATACTGCGCAATCACCATCGCACCATTGATGATACGGTTCTTAAATCCAAATGTGTTTAGCGTATTTGTATAGCCACTAATATTTACTGTCCCCGTAGACGGAGTCAGCGTGTCCGATACAGAGTCAGTATTTATAGCCATATTAGCAATCCACAGCGTTAGCGTAATCTGTATAAGTCTTTAATACAGCATAAATTGCTGGTATCAAATCACCTTTTAGGTCTTCAACAGCAATATAGTGTGCGTTTTCTTTGATAGTCTGCAAGTTACCATGTCGAGCATCTTGTGATGCGTGAACAGCCACTTGCACTTGGATTTGGTCTTTTGTACCAAAGAAGTTAGTGATACGGGCATAAGCCGTATATACAGTTTGACCTGTTGTAGGGTTAACTGCGTTAATTTGTAAAGCCATATTTACTCCTTAGAATGTCATTTCTGTTGTGCGGACTTGTGCCACCCAACGGATTGTGGTTGATGCTTGCCCAGTTACTGTAATTGCTAAACCGCCGTTGGTTGTGTCTGCGGTTACTGCGATAGACCATCCAGACGCACCAGAATCATACGCTGTGCGGTTAGTTGTTACTGTGCCTACGATAGCGGTTGTGCCTACTCCAGAACCACGCTTAATAGCACCTTCAATAGTCCATGCGGCTGTGTTTCCAGCCCCTGTAACGCCAGCAATTATTTCTCCACGGAAGTAATAAGCAGAGTTGCTAGGTAAGATTATTTGGTTTGTAGCCCCAGCCGCAACGCTATCTGATGTAAGAACAGTAGCAGTTGCATCAGTTGTTTGTCTACTTAAAACAAGTATTGCACCTTGTGCGCCTCCAGTAATATTTGAGCCACCAGCATTACTACTAGGAAAAACAATATACCCGTTTATTGCTCTTGTTGTTCCAATTTGACCGCCAAAAACACCAGAATATTGTCCTGTTGCAAGGTTATAAGCCCCAGTAACTACTGAAGAACCTGTATTTGTTGCTTGATTGCCCCAACCAGAACCAATAAAACTACCAATACCAGAAGCGGTATTTCCAATAGTACTTCCATAAGTTCCACCGCCAGCAATAACAGAACCAATGCCAGAGGCTACATTCTTAACACCGCCACCAACAGTAGACCAATCCCCGCTAGCCACATTCCTGTTAGCCGCAGTACCAGCATCTCCACCACCACCGATAAAAGAATAAGAACCCGTGGCTTGGTTATTTCCTCCTCCTACTACTACTCCGTGAGGTGTGTAGAAAGATAGGGTGCTTGTAGATGAACCACTAGCGTTTTTACTTAGTGTGAGTGATGTACCAGATATAGCCGCAACATAAGTGTCACCAGCAATGGAAGTGCCTGTTATGTATTGACCGACTTTGATGTTGGCGTTACTGCCTGACAATGTAACCGCAGTAGTTGCGTTCATTGTTCCTGATTGGGTGGTTACAGCACTTCCGCTTGTTCCGCTATTTGTAAACCCTGCGCCAATGAAGTTGTAATATCCTGCGGCAGTATTAGAAGCACCGCCATTAACACTAGCATAAGTTCCACTATTTGTATTGAAATACCCGCCATTAATTGCGCTTGCAGTTGCAGATGCTGTATTTCCAACACCTCCAGTAACCGATGAATATGCCGCAGATGATGTGTTTTGATAACCACCACTTAATGTTGAATATGCGCCACTAGATACTTGTCCTGCTGATGCTCTTAAAGTCTGCCAATCAACAGCATTAGCACCCCTAGCATTACCACCCGTAGAACTAGAGTCTGTCTTTTGTGCTTGTAGCGCACCAGTACCAGCAGGGCTTACATACAGACTACCATCTGATTGCAGTCCTAGTCCTGCTACTCCACTAAATGATAGGGATGGTGTTCCGTAAGTAGAAGTTGTAGTTGTTACTAAATATGTTCCAGCCGTAGATGCTAATTCAGCCTGTGCGCCCCAAATATAAATACCTTGTGAGCCAGACCATGTAACAGAAGAATTTGAAAATAATACTCTTAACTGTAATGATGTATAAGATGAAGAATTAACAGTTAATGTAATTCTTGTCCATGCAGAAGTTAGTCCTGTTACATTTGTTTCATTTATATAAGTTGTACTATTTCCATACGCTTGAATATCAACAGTAGTTCTTTCAGCAGACCTTACATATAAAGAAAATGTATATGTTTGATTTGTTGTACAAGTAAATGCTTGCGAAAGACTTGGAAAAGTTGCAGAAGGATTTGTTGCATAAAAATAATCTGCGGTTGTAGTTCCATCTGGTGCAACAACTTGGTCGGCTGTAACAAATGATGCGCTTTTAGGCCATGAAGCACTATCAAATGTTTGACTTTGTAAAAGAAAGTTTTGCCCAGTACCTTTAATTGTTTCTGTCTGTGCTGTTAGAGTAGTAAATGTTCCTGTCGATGGGGTTGTGCCTCCAATAGCAGGTGGGTATGCAAGCGTATCTGTACTTACCGCCTTCTCCGCTGGGTAATCTACCCAGACATTGACCGTGCCAGAGAAAGTTACCGCCGAGCCAGAGTTGCTCGATGACAGGATGGTTGTGCGGGTTAGTGTCGGCCCTGTGGTGGAGTAAGTTCCTATTCCGACTTCCCAGTTACCCGTTGCGTCCGTAGCAGTGTAGTAAGTTGTATTGGTATCCCCGATAACCGCAAAGGATTGATAGCCCGTGACGGAGCCAGTCAGGGTAAAACTTACCGTGGTGTTTGCCGTTCCCGTTTGCTGGACGCGATCATTAAGGGCTAGAGCCATCTGTTGCCTTTAGCTGGTTGTATCAAAGAGCTTCCAAGAAGCAGTCTCTGAGTCGTCAATTGTAGACCATGAGGGTGTTTGTGGATTGTTTATTACCGCCCATGATTGAGTCTGTGAGTTGTCAATCGTCGCCCAATTTGCAGTCTCTGGGTTATTTATAGTTGACCAATTTGCTGTTTGACTGTCATCAATTAATTTCCAGTATACGGCAACCACTGCCCCAGTCAAGCCCGAAGCAGTCACTCCAGAAAGGGCAACAGTAATATTTGGCGTCGTAGAACCAGTCTTACCTGACGCGCTATTTCCAGATAAAACCTGAGTCGCTACAACATTACCAATATTGCCACTAGCAGCAGTGCCAGACAACGCTAAAGACCTAGAGGTCGCTATTGATCCAGCAAGACCAGATGCATTTACACCGTTAAGTGCAGCAGAAGCAGATTGCGTTACAGAGCCAACCGCCCCGGAAGATGCCACACCTGATATGGCAACAGTTATATTTGGAGTTACCGCCCCCGTATTACCAGAAGCTGCTACGCCCGATAAAAATACGTTAACACTTTGTATTGCAGTAACAGTGCCTGTGGCACCAGAAGCCGATACCCCTGAAAGCCCTGTAGTCGGCGCGACGAAATTTACTGCGCCGGAAGAAGTTACCCCCGACAGCGCTACCGATATATTGGGTGTCTCAACCCCATCAAATCCAGAAGCAGTAACACCTGTTAATGCAACAGATATGCTAGGTGTAACCGTTCCTACAGAACCTGTGGCTAAATCCCCCGCTAAATTAGGGACTAGTGTTCCAACCTTACCAGACGCAACTACGCCTGTAAGTGCAACAGTAACATCCGTACCCGCTGAATTAAACGGGGCGGATGCAAACGGGGAAAGACCAAACATGGTTTAAACGGCGTCTAGCCGCCCCCTTTTATGTTGTAGAAATACGAAGCAGGGCTGCTGTTGTTGTGTTAGATGGCATGGTCAATGTAAACGTACCAGCCGTGATGGTCTGGGAGCCAAATGTAAACACCGCTACTGCAGCATTACTTTGCGTTGAGTTATACATCAACATGGCATTAAAAGCTGTAGACAACGTAACAGTTGAATAAACAATACTGGCCGATGGCGTCCAATATCCAACCCCCGCAGTAGCAGAAGAGTTAGTAGCCGCAGGTGCATTAGCATTGGTTATGGTCACACCACCAGCCGTATAGCCAGTTCCAGATACTTCGCCCGTAGCCGAATACGCTGTAGTAGAAGCATCAATAGAGCCGCTGGTTAAATACAAAGCAGCTTTGAATGTGTCAGATGCGCCAGACGCACGAACAGGCGCTGTACCAAAGTTATGGGTTCCAGTCATTAACTGGCCCAAGAAAGAAGTACACATACTTTGGGTGTTTGACATTTTTAATCCTTTTAGCTTAAAGAAGCGGTTTCAGCGCCCACGAAACTGGGCACTTTTTTCAAAGTCACATGAGCAGAACGGTGGACTAACTCAGCGTCTTTCCAATACTCAACCCAAGTTGCAATCTCATTATCGTCCTCAAAAGTACCTTCTTTTTTCTCAAGAAGAGACTCATCCATTTCGCCATAGATTGTGGTTACAAGTGCCATTACGCGATCCTTATGATTGCTGATGTGTTGGTAACTGCCGGGAATTGTACGGTGAATGTACTAGAACTAGTCTTGTCATTTCCAAAATCCAAGACGCAAACCGCTGGGTTTGTAGTACCGTTGTACAGATAGATTAAAGCCCCACGCGCAGTAATCGCGCCAGTCCATGCAGCGTTGTTAAACGAAATGTATGCGGTGGTTCCACCACTTGATCCCACAGTTGGGGATTGGGCAATTGTTAAAACTTGTCCACCAGCAGAATAGTTTCCCCCCGATGCTTCCCCAGTGGCAGTGTAAGCCGTTGTAGTTGCGTCTAAGGTAGCTGCGTTTGTGTAGAGAGCGATCTTGAACGTACCGCTTGTGAAGTTGTACGTCCCGTTCATTAGCCCCGTCTTGAATGCGTTGCATGAGTAGTTGCCCGTAAAAGCCATCAGGTCACCGCCTGTCTATATTGACCAGAACGGTACGCATCCTGACGCTCCAAACCATCACCCAAACGCTTGGCTTCTGCAAGTGCTTCTTTATAACGCTGGGTATACAAAGCAATTAAATCTGTTTCGCCCTTCATATACGTATAGGCTTCCATAAGTGATCCGTATAACAGAACGGTATCGTAGTTGTCTCCCAACCAAGAATGGCCATCAGAGGTCGTAGTGATCGAGGCTGGGTAGTAGTAATAGTGCAGTTCTGTGCTGTACACATTGTCTGGCGTTGGGCCAAGAATGAATGACAACTCATTGCTGATTGTGGAAGACGTAACTGTCGGGCCAAAGATGGCGTAATACTTTGGCTGACCACCAATTGCGGGGTCTGGGTACGCTTCACGGATAAAGTTTACATCTTTGTTCAAAAGGTACGTGTAAACGCCTGATGAATCTATAACCGCTATGGAATATACGGACAAGAAATCATCAGGGGCAGACAGATATTTGTTACTAGATGTAATACTTCCTGTCACATTTTTACGCAGTGACGGGAATTGAATGGTGTTGAAAATGCGCTGTTCAGCTTGCTCAATAAAGCGATTGATCTGCGTAGTTGAGGACACAACTGTTCCGTCTGCCAGCGTTGTGGCAGGGAATGTGTTCTCGGTATACGTCTCAATCGCCGTTACCAGCTCGCTGTACGTCATGCTCATGCCATCGGACCTCTAGACTTGATGCCTTTAATAGCAGCTCCGTAACCACGCATGGTGATACCTTCGGTCTCAACTTTTTCATTTGCACCAATAGAAACTCCGCCATTTAAGGGAGTCCAGTTTGTGCGACGTGGCATCTCGACAGAAAAGCCAATGTCTTTTTCTTCCAATGCTTTACCGCCCATAGTGTGGGGGACTGCATAGTCAGAGCCGGGCAAATTGTCGCGGTTAGCACCACGGTGAATAGCAGGGCTATTCTTCTTTGTAGGTTTAATTTCGTTAGCCATGTAGCCTCCGTTTAATATGCTTTGCCGCTGGCTTTGGCTTTTTCCAAATTGCGACCGATCATTTTCATGCCTTCGTTTGACTTGCCGCCAACCATGCCACCGCCTTTGAGCTTGGATAGATTGGTTTTTTTGCTCTCATGCAACTGTTTGTCGTGCATGCCAAAAGCCTTTTTAATTAGCTTCTTGTCTTGTGCTAAATCGCTTTTTTCCATTTCAACTCCTAAGTTGTTACTACCGTGACTGTACCCAATTGCACCACTAAAGCCAAGTTGTTTGGCGTCAATGCTGCATCAAAAAACTCCGATCCGCCAACAGGATTCCAGCCCCATTGAAAGATTCTGCTACCACCCTCATTAGTTCCAGTACCACTTTGAGTAGTACCACCATTTACATTTGTCTGCAGTCCGCTTGTTCCTGATACTACATAACTCCGATCTGGTCGAGGGTTACGCAATGCCTGCGGATCATCCACAGGAAACATACCCAATTGAAGTTGCGGATGGTCTGGATCCCAGCACTGAGGACAAACCAACAAGTCGTATTTCTTTAACTTTATGATCTCCGTCTTCAGCACAGACAACTTAAATCGAAACCCACAACGATCGCATTCCGCAATCGCGTGTTTACCAGAGGCAAACCGATTACCCACGGCTATCTCCCGATATAAGTCTGTCTAGGAACCAAACGTAACGCAGCTTTCTCGTGATCTTCGTATGCAGCCAATTCCCATGCCTCGTCATACTGAGCTTTCAGCATAGGCAAACGCTCCATTCCAGTCGGCACTTTGCCAGCAATGTAGTACGACAGACCGGCTGCCATACAAGGAATAAAGCGGAAAGGAACATCCATGATGTTCACACCGCCACCCGCATCTTGGGTACGGCGTAGCCGCCAATAAACAAATGTGTACTGCTGAGCGTTGTCGGGCGTAGGCCAAACTGTTACTGCTGGCACTTGTTGCCAATACACGGCATCACCTGAGTTATGGCTTGCTGCTGTAGTGTTTTGCTGCGCACGGAAGCAGTTGTACAAAGTTCCTGAGTTAGCGCCAGTGTTTTGAACTATGTAGCTGTAGTTAATGATCTCAGTGCCAATTTTTACAAATCCAGCTGCGGGTAAACCCGTAACATCGCTGATCGCGATTGTGGTGTCTGTAGCCCCAATACCTGCAGTCAAGGTAGAAGCAACAGGAGAAGTCTGTCCGTTATAGCGTTGAATCCAAACCTGAATAGGTCTGGCTTGAGTAATTTTATTTGGGATAGTTGCGTACGTAGAAACGCTGATACGCGTGATAGTCAGATCAGCCTGTGTTGCTGCTACGTTTGCACCCGTACGGATGACATGCTCCAACAAATCAATAGTGTCGTTTGGGAGCGGGTAAGTGTTTTGCCCTTGGACTAGCGGGATTGTGCCCTGCTCAATAGTCCAAAGATTGACTCCGCGATTTGCCCAGTCAGCAAACATAATGTTGAGGCTACGACGAGCAGTACGCAAGTCATAGCCAGAGCGTAGCTCACCACCAGCGCGTTCAAACGCCTCCTCGACCAACTCGGTGAGGTCAAGGTTAAAGCTGGTTGCGCCGGAGGTATTAGCCATTATTTGTCTTCGTGGTGTTCTTCGTGTTCTTCAGAAGCAAAGTGAGCTTCTACTTCTTCATGAGTTGGTTCAACAACATCAGGAGGAGTCTCAACTACAGCTTCAACCACGGGTACAGGCTCAGGTGCCAACTTAGCAAGTAGCGCCTCTACGTCAGCAGGCATTACACCAGACGCATTGACGTGCACAGTTGCAAACATTTTCAAACTTGCAACGAGCAAATCGGCTTCGGCTTGGGTTACGTTAAGTGCAGACATTTTGGTTCCTTATTTCATTTTCTTGAGGGTTTCGGCTAAGCGGGCGCGTTGTCCCATCTTGCCGGGTTTCTTTGCTGCCGCTGCCAGCTTCTTTGCTGGAATTGGCTTGCCTTCTTTCGCACCAAGCGCGGAGCGCAGAGCCCCGGGCTTCTTGATTGCTTTTTGTATCCATTTTTCAGCCATTATCTGCTTCCCCTTGCTGCATTCATGTTATCTACGAGATTTGGATAAGGTCTACCGGCAGCTTTTGCTGCAGCTTTCGCTGAAGCTTTTTTGGCTGAAGATAGTTTTTTATGCTTTTTGGCTGGGTTTGGTTTGTCCCATACCTCGCCACCTTTAGCGTACTTAGTAAAGTCGGTGTTATCCCTTCGGGCAGTTTCCTTACCCTTTGGCATCTTGGAAGGATTGATATCTCCCATACCCCGACTTGCCATCATAAGTATTTACCCTTAGTGTGGCCTTTGATAGCAATACCATCAGCACGGCTAGATGCTGAACCGCCAGAAGCTTTTTTAACCATCTTTGGCGCTGGTGTTGGTTTTGGCGTGGGTTCTTTTTCAACACGAATACCACTGCCCGGCTCTTGAGGTTTAGTGCCTGTGCGAACAGGCTCATCCACTGGAGTGGAGTCGGGGTATTTAATGTCAGCCATAAGGCCTCCTTATTTTTTCTTGCTCATTCCGCCGCCGCACATAGCACGAACTTTATCTTGTTCATACATATGTCCAGCGCTGTGAGGCATGAACATTTTGCTGTGGTGGGCGTGGCCTGCACCATGCTGTTGAACATGCTCGTGATGCATTTTGTGTGTGGGAGCACTCATTTCTTTCATCGCTTTTTCCATGTTGATCTCCTTATTTTTTCTTAGTCATGCCACCACGCTTGTAGGTGCCATGAGTTAAGGTTGCTGGACCATTACCAACTGAGTTGCCAGCCATTTTGACTTGCATACCTTTGGTTCTACCTTTCTCAGCAATACCATCTTTGCTAGGAGCAGCGGTGCGAACCTTGCCCATAGATTCTTTGGTAATGCCCTTGCTTTGCTTGTTAGCGCTCATTCCAGTGGTGTCGCCACCCATACCCATTTTCTTCGTAGCCATAAGGCCTCCTTTTTTGAAAAGTTCCGTCTTGCCGTGAAGAGTTTTTGCCTCATTCACTTTCTGTAAATCAGGCCGCTCGCGCGTCCCACCCTTAACACCGGCAGTCTTATCAGCTTTAGTGAACTCTTCACCTACGGACTGAGGGACACCAGCTTTCTTGGCAAACGCTGGGTTATTAGCCACCGCAGCCATGAAATTGTGTTGCTTCTTACTTACGCTCGGCATCATTTCCCCGCAATAAGCTGGTCAATTTTTGCTTCAAGTTTGTTAAAGCGTTGGTCAATATGGTCAGTAATTCTTTGAACTTCTGAATTAGTTGCGTAGTCACGTGCGACCTCCTCGCGTGTGCGATTGAGTAGGATTTCTACCCGCTTTAGTTCATCCGATTTATCTTTCCACACCCACATCAGGATAGCGGAAAAAGCAGACAAGATCGAATTCCAGATAACCATTTCCATTAGCAAACCCTACCTTTGGTTTTACCCTTTTGAGCTATGCCGTCTGCAGACTTAATATACCCGCCATCAGCACAGTTCCATGCTCTAAGACTTTTGTTAATCCTAGAGTTCGGGTCGTTCGCTGTTTTTGAGGATGTTAACTTCTTCTTCATTCCACTCATCCTTGCGCAGAAAGAGTCGCGCCTTGATCCGCCCTCTGGTTGCGGCGGTTTCAAGTTGTGCCCTTCTTTCTTCGCAGAGGCTCGCCCCTTGGCGTTCAGGCCGCCATTCGGGTTCTTGCCTTCCTTGCGTGTCCATGCGGGACTAGCCATAGAACACCGTAGCTGCAATGTTTGTTGGAACACCACAGTAAATACCATCGGGTGCCAAGATACCTTCGCCCGGCACGATGACATTAACAGGAACGCTGTTTGTGATGTCAATTTCCATCAGAATGGTTGGGTACACAGTTGCGTTTCCAGTTTGTGAACTAGAAGGCACAGTTACCGTAAAAACAGTTGCACTGCTAACAGTAACTGTATAAGGTCCGGTTGGGTTTGTACCGCTAGTAAAAACTACCAATACTCTATTGCCTGTGGAAAGTCCATGCCCAGTAGACACAGTTATGGTACAGGTCGTAGTAGAAGTGGTGTATGTGCCACTCACGCTGACATTACTAGCAAAAGCTACGTTAGCGGGTGTGCCAGAAGTAGTGTTGGATACAACAGCACCTTTTAATCGGGTGCGGTTAGCAAAAACTAACCCAGAAGTACCCACCATAATATGCGTGGATTTGACGTCGGTTTGCATCATGATTAATTTCCTTTAAAGAAGGGGGCCGAAGCCCCCGCTAATTAATCAAAGTTACCGTATGGGTAAGTTGTGGTTGTACCGATGTTGCCATCAAGTTGTGTGTAGCGCAATGTGAAGTAGAACAAGCCACCAGAAATGGTTGTCATGCTTGTACCAACTAAAGCAATCGTAAACACCACTTGTGACATAGAAGTAGAGTTAGGGCCGCTACTAGCACTTGGTGTGTACAAAATGTCTCTAGAAGTTGCAGCTTGGTTTGCTAACTGTGTTGCAGTAAAGGTAGCCAAAGACTGGCGACCAACTGCTGGAGAGGTTAGAACTGCGGTATTTGCGTATGCAGCTGTACCAGCGGCGGCAGTGTAGTTGTTAGAAACATAAACTGTGGCTGATGTCAAGGTACCTGCGGCAACTGCGGGGACAACACCAATATCAATAAAAATGTCATTGATTGCAGAACCATAAGGCAAATACATCACCGCGCCGCGATAGATGTTTGTAGCTGTGTCAGCAGGAATAGCCTGCGCTACAGCGGGGTATGTAGATGCAGATGGGTTGTAAACAACCGCATTTAAGTTAGGAATCTGGTTGCAGTTAACAAACTGCGTGGATCCACCACCATAGTTGGAGGAGCCGTTACTTGTAACTGTTAAATCCATATCTGCTTCTTGAACCATATCGGCATAACCGACATTGCGAAGTGGTCCAAAGCGATAGTCGCCCGCTAGTATCGGGCCGTCAAAGGTTGCGCGTGCCATAATTTTTCCTTATGCAAAAGAGCCTTACCGATCGTTGCATCGTCTGCTGGGGCAGTGGTGGTAAAGCGGGTCACCCAGATATTTGGAATATACACCATATTTCTATGGTGTCAACAAAAAAGGGGGCTTGTGACCCCCTTTTTATTAGAACGAACCAGAAGAGCCAAAAACGCCTAATGGATCAGACCAGCCGAAGCTGTAACGCTCACGTGACTTGTAGCGCACGTTGCCGGTGTCGAAGTCGCCGTCCATGCTGTTTTGCAGTGGGGTACGAACGAAGTGCTTCAAACCGTTAGGCACGTCTGTAGTCAAGAACCAAGCATTAACGTCGGTCAAGAAGTGGTTGATAGTCCAGCCTTCTGGAATAGAACCGTTGTTCTCGATAGCGTTGATGTCGTTGTTGTTTGTTCCAACGCGCAACTTAGTTTCGAGCAAGCGGGTTGCAACGAACTGGAGTGCTGGAGGAATAATCAACTTCTTGGGCTTAGCAGCGATCAAGAGGCCACGCTCGTCTGTCCAAGCAGCGATCTGGATAACGGCGGCTTCCAAAGAAGTCTCGTTCAAGTCAGCTTGAGTAGATGGAGTGTTGCTGTTGGTGCCACCGTTGACCAAGGGGTGTGCTGTAGAGAACAAAGATACGCCATCACCGCCAACGTATTGGGCAGAGAAGCCGTTGTTCAATACTGATGCACCCTTGACTTGCTTGGTGTAAGCCATAGCGCGAGCCAAACCTTTGGTGTAGCGAGCAGACAAGCTGTCGTACAAGTTATCTTCAATCGCTTCTTCAGTGATTGAGAAACCCAAAGCAATGGTTTCGTGGTTATAGCGAGTAGTCCATGCCTCTTGCGCATTGTCATAAGCGATGGCAGAGCCTTCATTCTTGACAGGAGCGGCTGAGAAGCCAGACAGTTTAGTTTCCTCTTCGAAAGAACGCTCAGATGTCTCTGTTTCGTAGATCTCTTTGTGCTCTTCGCCGTAGCGAGCATACTCAAGACCGAACAATGCGTTCAAGCCGGGCAGGAGTTCCTTAAGTAGTTGTGCGCGTGAAATAGCCATTTAAGTTACTCCTTAGATTGCAGTAGCGTAGTAGTACTCATGGATACCAAAGTTGATCTTGACGAGCATCTCTGGGATTTGAGTAAACACGATGGTTGAGCCGGACGGGATAGTCGTTGCCGTTAATCCCAATGAAGTGGTTGCCACGTTGATGGTCACGCTTGTAGAACCTGCAGAAGCTGCAGTAGTTACAAAAGAACCAGTACGAACGATTTGACCATTAGAAGCTACATACGACACGTCAGTACCAGCAACGATAGCGCTAGGCAAGCCAGAGCCAGTCAAGGTAATAGTTGTAGAAGATGAGCTACCTGTTGCAGAAACAGCAGATGCTGTGTCAGGCACAACACCAACGACACGCATTGGGAATGTGCTAGTAGTCAAAGTTGCAGAGTACAACAAAGCGTTAGATGAATTGCCTGTTGCGGTGCTACCTACAGTGTTAATCATTTGGTAGTTTTGACCGATCATGGCATAGCTGCCAGATGCGACTGTAGTACCAGATGAGCAAACAACTGCTTTGAACACAGTATCAGGATCATCACAAACAATAGCCACTGCATCACCAGCCAGCGTGCTGCCGGGCCAGTATTGAGCAAATGTCTTTTGCTTTGTCAATGGGTTGGTGTAAGAGCATCCTAAGAAAACTCCGACCATTCCAGAAGCGCCACCGCCAGTAGAAACTGCGAGACGTTGAGCAAAACCTTGAGCTACTTTGACAAAATCGCCATAGTAAATGCTCGTAGCTTCACCGTACTGAATAGGTATTTCACGGGTAGAACCTGCGAATACCTGTCCTCCGATCAGGTTGATCGGTTTTAGGCCGTAGGGGGCCGAGACCGTGGGATAAGCCATTTAAGACTCCTTTAAAAAGTTTAAGTACCAGAACCGAACGTAACTTTGGTCTGCCTTTCAGCAAACTTCTGCATACGAGGATCACTATCTCTCATGAAATTGTTGTCAACTGATTCCATATTTGCCTTGTTCTGGTCTTCGTAAAACTTAGCCCGTTGAACAAGAAACTCGGATGGAGTACGGCATAACAACAGCCCACCGATTTCAATACCACCCTTAAAGCGGCCTTCCTCGGTAGCGTGCATCATCATCTCAGGATAATCTTCTGCCTTGCAGGGCTCATAACCCTCGCGGAAGCTAGAAGAAATATTCTTCGGATCAGGAGAGCCCATCATGCTGATACGAATCCAACGGTGTTTCCACCCGGGACGATCATCTGGGCTAGGTAAAGATTCTGGACGCCGCCAGTGTGTTGGTCGCTTCATCGCAAAACGCGAATCTGCTACTTCACGTGACTCGAGTTCACGAGCCAAGCGGTTTGTCTTCTCACTAGTTTTCACTTGTGCTTGTTCCATAATCAATTACCTCTCTTTAGTTGAGCAACCTGTTTCGCATATTCTTCGATCGGGACACCAAGGCGGCGAGCAATCGCAGCTTCAGATGCCTTAAGTCGGATACGCGTTGGCGGCGTGCTGCGTGAAGCCGGAGCTACTACAGACGCTGGTTTTGCACGGCGTGGGGGTTCATCATCCTCATCAACCGGTTCTGACGATCTTTTTCTTGGAGGCGGCTCGTCATCCTCATAGCTCTGAGCATCTTCAAAATGCTCAGGAAATCTTTTGCGCATCGTTTTATCGATGGTTTTGAAGTACTCTTCAGTACCTACATAGTTCGCACCATACTCTTTAGTTAACTTTTTGTCAAGCCCCATAGCAGCCATAGTCATCTCTTCATCTACTCCCCACCAGTCGCTGTTGGCTTTAATCCACTTTTGGGTACGAGGAGTAATCTGAGGTTCATCTGACTTAGCAGGGACAAAATTACGTTCTTCAACTTCGATAGGTTTTAGCCCTTGAGCTCTATCCAACTTCAAAGTTGCTTTAGCAATCTCTGCTTGAGCATCGGCAATAGCGTCTACATCGCCGTTCTCATAAGCCTCTTTGTACTTCTTTTTGGCGCTTGCCAACTCTAAGTCCGCAGATGATTGAGATTGCTCAATGAATACTTTGCTGCCATCAGCTAGTTGTTTTTGAAGACGTTTGTTTTCTTCAAATACTTGTTTAGCAAAGGTTTCTGCCGCTTTGCGCTCGCGTAGGGCTTCTTCTTTTGCTCGGCGTTCATCGTGGTAACCACGGGTGAACTTCTTAATACGCGACTGCACCTTCTCGTCGTAGCTCGACAACTCTTCTTCTGTCGGGTCGGCGGGAGGGCCTTCTGGATCGGGCTTGCGGCGGCGATCTTCTGGCGGTGTATCGTCTTCAATATCTACTTCAAACTTATCGTCTTCAATAGTGTTTTGGGCGTCTTCTAGTTCCCCATCGGAAACAAACTTCCCATCTTTAAACTCTGGTAATGGCATGATTTACTCCTTAAGCAGCGCGTTGGATACCGCGTGGGTCTTGCACAACAGCCTCAACACATGTATCCGAAATGATTCGGAACTCTCGGTTGTGGATTTTCAAGCGGGTGCCTGAATTGGGACGGCAGATGACAAAGTCACCTTCTTGGCAGCTGGGTCCGCTTGGGAAACGGGTAGCGTCTTTGTAGCAGTCTGGACCCAACTTCACAACAAATAGCACTGGGGTCAGTACTTCTTCATAGTGCATGGTCTGACTGGATTTAATAATCCCTGTATCACTATCAGCAAACTCTTCCATCGCCTCTGGGACAACGGTCAAGATGTAATAGGTTTTGGGATCGGGCAACTGCTTTGCTTTCTCTTCGGCGCTCTGGTTAAGAATGCCAGAAAGGTCTACAGCGGATACATCAAACTCACTCATCGGAATACTCCATTTTTTGCACAAGGTCTTTGACAAGTTGTTCCGCATGTGTCAGACCCCGGATGACACCGCAGACGTGCCGATACTCGGCGAAATCTTTTGCACCTCCTCCTGCGAGGAAGGTAATTTGGTCGGCTCGGAGCTTGTCGAACTCCTTAGCGACATGTCTTAGCGCTTGTTCACTCATTTATCTCCCTTCTTGGGCTGCTGTTTTTGCTGAGCACGTTGTTGTGCCGCCATTTGCATCTGAGCAGTGCGTTGCTGGGTAGCCATCTGCGCTTTATGTTTGGCAGCGTCTATGCCCATACGTACACCTTCAGTGTGCTGTTGCTTTTCCAACTGGTCGCGTTTCGCGGCAGATTGGGCACCAACTTGCATAGCAGCGATCTGCATTTGCGCTTGGATACGGGCTTCTTCAATGCGTAAGCGATCTGCTTTTTCTGCTGCATCGATAGCCTGTTTCTGTTCCTTGAGCTTGAGGTCTTGCTGCTTGAGTTGCAACTCTTGCATTTGCATTTGGACCACTGGGTCTTGCATCTGCTGTTGGTTTTGCTGCTGTTGAGCTTGTTGCTGGTTCTGCTGTAGCAGCTGTTGTGCAGCTTGTGCAGCTTTGATAGCAATTTGCTCTGCCATTTCTGGGGAGACACGTTTGGGTTTGTCCGTGTTTTCGTCTTTTACGGGTAACGCCATACCCATAGACTGCTCCATTTGCTTGCGATATTCGAACGCAATATGCTCGTTGATGTGTGCCATAGCCGCAGCTTGTATAGCTTGAGCTTGTGGATTCATCTGCATAAGTTGTTGGATCTTGGGGTCTTGGATAGCCGCCAAGTGCACCTTAATGTGGGCTTCGTGGTTTTGCTCAATAAATGCTTTGACTGGCTTGCCAGTAAGCAAATCTTGGTTCTCTTGTACTGGGTCAACTGGCTCAGCATCATCTTCGGTAGGCACAAGCTTTGCCGCGTTCTTAACCCCCAAGACTTCAATCATCTGGCGGTGTAGGAGTGGCAAGTCATACAACTGAGGTGCAGTTTGCGCAAGTTGTAGGACGGCTTGGTATTGAGTAATCTTCTGCGCCATTGTTGCGGCGTTTGGATCACTCACGGGGATCACGTCTGTCTGATGGTAGTCAGACTGTTTGACTTGACGGTCGCCTTCTTCTGGTGTGTAGTCGTAGTCTTCTGGTGTGTAGTCTGCAATGATGGCCTTCAAGAGCTTGAACTCTTGCTTCATCGAGTAGTGCAGTCGGCTCTGAACAGCCGTCATCACCTTCAATGTGCGTTCCAAAATAGCCAGTGTTGTACCCACTGGGGCTTGGCTATTCATGTCACTGACCTTCACATCACCTGATGAGGCAAATGCGCGGCCTTCTTGGACTATGTTCTGGAATAGTGTGAACAGAACCTGCGATGGTTCTTTGTATGGAAGCGGCAGTATGTTGTCGCGGATACTGCCACTTGGTACATCTACGTCCCTGAATTCGCCGGGTTGAATCGGCGTGTCATCACCCTTAATGCGAAGTCCACGCGACTTAAGACCTCCGGGGAGATTTGACAAGGTCCCTGCGTCGACAAGCTGGCGGATGAGCATGGTTGCTGATTTCGCGTAGCCTCCGATAAGGTGGATAAGACCATAACCATAGAATCCAAAACCGGGGATGTATTGGTAGTGGACGAAGTGTTGTCGCTTGGTATGGAGTTTGTCATCTTCTAACCAGTTCCTTCTGATGGATAAGATTTCTCTTGAGCCTTTCTCTACTGTAACCACATATGGCAACGCTATGCCTGTTGGCTCACCTTTTTTATTCTTGTGCTCATAGCCTTTCAAGTCCAGCATGACGTGCATCTCAAGCACGCGGTAGCGGTCGTCTTGTACTGCTGAGAAGCCTTGGTCTTTGGCTTTCTCCTTCTCCATCTCATCCAACTCATGCGATGGGTCACCAAGCTCTACGTCTAGATAAAACCCAGACTTCTGCAGTCTGGTCATCTCGTTCTCGGTCTTGCGCATCACATGTGTAACACGCTCGGCGCTCTCCAAATCTTTCGCTCCGTATGGGACAACGATGTCTTCTGGCGGAATAAACACCGCTACTTGACGGCCCTTGCTTGGATCGTAGTAAACCTTCTTGAACGCAGAGCCTGCAATGGGCAAGTTCCACAACAACTTCTCATGCTCTGGTCGGTACTCAGTCATCACCTCGGTGAGCTGGTAGTTCATATCGTCGCGCACGCGAGCAGCGGCTTCTTCTGCTAGGAGGTCGATGGCTCCTACGATCTGTGTCTTGACGGGCCCCTGCGCAGGGAATGTCTCCATCATTGCTTCGGACTGGAATCTGACGACAGATTCGGTGAGCATCGGGTGGAACACACCACAAGCGCCCTGCCAAGGCTCGGTACGCTCTTCGTACTTCAACCCTAGTAATTTCAGACCCTCTATATAAGTCTGCAGCCACTCGCGTCGATCGCCAACGTCTTTATCAAACTCTTCGATTAAATCGCCTGCTAGACTTTGTAATACGCTTTCGTCTACAAACTCTGCTAAGTTAGCATCAAAATCTTCTTCGTTACCGTCTTTGGCTTCGAGGTCTATTTCTAAATCACCTGCGTGAATACGCACAGCTTCTGGATCCTCTATCTCAATCTCCATGTCTGGCTGCTCTGCTAGGGCAGATAATCCTTGGGGGGCTTGATACAAACCCTTGTCCATCATTCCTGTTGCCATATCGTGTCCTTACACTGTATAGTACCGCTCAGAAGCGCGGCGGCCTTTAAACCATTCGATCTCTTCTGGCTCATCCACCGGAAGACGTAAAAACCCACCCTGCCTGAATCGCATCAGCGCAAGTGTAGTTGAGTCAACTAAGTCGTCATGCTCACCTGACGGGAACGAAGCGATCTCGTCAACTAGTTCTTCGGCCCACCTTGTACGTGGCACCCAGACTTTGCCAGAGGCGATTATGTCACTGACACTGTTCAATCGGGCAAATTTATCTTGACCTTTACCCGGCGTGTACTCACTAACTGGAATACCCATCGCACGCAAGTCATAGATTAGTGGTGCACCTGACGCCTTCTTTTCTACTATTAGAGTGTCGGGCTCATAGTCGTTGTACTCGCGTAGGACATCCTTTTTCAGTTCAGGAAACTCCACGCGCTTGCGGTAGGTGTTAAGGAGAATCAGGTATTTCTGGTGATCTTTGTGGTGCGTGAACACGCCCCAAGTAGTGCCAACACTATAGTCAGCACGGTTGTTTTTCTCGAACGCGGTATCCCACGACTGCAAGATGTATTCACACTCAGGTGGATTGTCTTCTTCCCACCACTTCCACCAGTCGCGCTTAATAATAGCGCTCTCGTTCCCCACTGGGTTCTGTTGGTACTGCGCTTGCCACTTGCCGTTAGGCAACTCTTCGCGTAGCGCTTCTAGCTCCGCCAAAGACCAAAAGCTAGGCCATAAGGGTTTACCACTAGGTAGGATCGCCGGAAACTCAATCACTTCCCACCCCTCGCCGCCTCGTTGGGCGTCGGCCTTGAGCACTTGGCCTGTCAGATCGCGTTGAGACCAGCGAGTCATCACTATAACAATAGAGCCGCCCGGCTGTAGACGCTGACGTGGACCGGAGGTGTACCACTCATACACCTTGTCGTAGATTTCTGGGCTGGTTGCAGCTAACGCCGCCTCTTGTTCTGAGTGTGGATCATCAATAATGAGGATATCGGCACCTTTACCAGTAACGGCACCGCCAACACCGATAGCGAAGTAGTCACCTCTGTGGTTTGTATTCCACCGCCCTGCGGCTTTACTGTCTGCTTGCAGTCCAACGCCCGGAAAAGTCTCTGAAAATACGTCGGAATCAACCAAATTACGCACTTTTCGACCAAAACCCACCGCTAATTCGGCGGTATGGGACGTTTGAATGATCTTTTTCTCTGGAAAATTACCTAAAAACCACGCTGGAAGCAGGTAACTGGCGAACTCTGACTTTGTATGGCGCGGCGGCATGTTAATAATGAGCCTTTTGCACTCTCCACGCGCTACGCGCTCGAATGCAGCAGCCATTCTCTTGTGATGCGCCCCTTCAATGAAGTGAGGCCACACTTTTTTCACGAAAGTCATGAAATTTTGGCGTGCTTCTTCCCGTTCTTTCAGTATTTCATGCTCTTCTACTGACGCGTAGAGGTCTCTTGCCTCCGCATCAGACATATTAGGTATCTTTTTTAGCAGTGCTTTAAGCTCAGCGGGCGTCATCGTCGCTTTCTTTGGCTTTTTCCGCCGCCGCTTTCAAACTTTGCACTCTATTTTCTTCTCTTTCGCGGGCTAAAGCATCTAATTCGACGTCTACTTCGTCTACTACTTCTTCTACCAACTCAATTCCTAACTCTTCAGCTAGTTTTGGAGTGACATCTTCGATGTCTGACCCCAGCAGACGAGAGATTTTTTCCTGCAATACCTGCTTAATGTCCCCGCTAGATCGATGAGTAATAGTAACTTCGGACTTCTCTGTAAAAGCACCTACATCACTCATCTTTCCAAAAAGCTCTAGGGCACGTAATT